TCAAGAGATTGAGACGCTTTTACTTTTCACTGAAAAATGTGTCCCCTGGCGTTTAGGGGACAGTTGAGGGACACTTTTTCGGGACAAGTCTTGACCATCTTCTAGTCCGGCAAGGTAAGCGTTTTCCAGATATAGACTCTCGGATAGACCGATCTGTCTTTCGTACTCCAAAAATAATAAGCGATGGGGGCCAAGTTGCTTCATTATTTTACGCCCGAGCTCAATTATCTTATCTGCACGTCTTGTGTATTCTTCATTTTTCCGGGTGTTCTTGTATGCAGCCCCATATATCCGCTTTTCTGTATCAGTCATTACTACTTTGCCTCCTTTGTAGCCCATCTATGTCTGCCCCTAACTTTTCGACAATGATGGCCAAGGTCTTTTGACGGGGAACCCTCCTACCCTGTTCAATGGCCGCAATATACCCACTACTTAGTCCTGTGACTTTGGCCAACTCCGCCTGAGTTAAGCCTTTTTCCCTCCGGAGTCTTGCAATTGCGATAGCTATATCCAATTATTGAGCTCCCTTTCAGTATATAACAAAGATGTGTCGAAACTGGGAAAATTAATGCTCTAGAATTGTACATCTCTTACATCAATATACGCTAATTTTATACAATATATATGGGTACACATATATATTTCGACATATATAGGAAATCAGACATACTGAAAGAACCTATTTTTCATGAAGAATAGGTTAAGGGAAATCATGTTAATCAAAAGGGTCACACAGGAACAGCTCTCAAAGAGAACCGGCATCCCGCAAAGCGATATAAGCAAAATAATCAACGGGGAAAAAGAGATATATCTCAGCACTGCAAAGCGGATAGCCAGAGCTTTGGGGAAAACAGTTGATTATATTTGGCCCGATTAAAAACAAAAAGCCCCCGCCATAATCGGCAAGGACTGCTACACATTTATAAAATACTTAACGGAAAATCCAACGAAACTTTAAAAACCCCGCCAAAAAGAAAAACCCGGTTTCCCGGGGTTATTTAGTTACCTTCTCTAATATTGTGGCTGTTATTATAGGCATCCCTGTTTTTGAATCCTTGCCGGAAAAAGTACCGTATATTTTTACTTCTTCACCCGCTTTGATGTCAAAAATCCGGGATAAGTTTTTTACTGAATACATACCATTGCCATTGCCTTCCTTCGTGCTAAGGGTAAACTCCCATCCATCTGGAGCAGGGGCGCTAATCCCTCCTTTTGCGTATACCCTTTTATCTTTATTTTTCTCGGGTGAGCTGTTCAGTTCAATAAAATTAGCTTGCGCTGCTTCTTTTTTTAGTTTAGCATCTAGTTCCGTCTGGGTTGGCTTGCTTGCCTCAGATGTCGTGGTCGGCTTCGGCTGTGGTGCGGGCGTTTGCTGAGCAACCGGAGTATTCCCGCAGGCTGTTAAAGCCAAAAGCAAAATAAGCATTAATACCATTCTTTTCATAGTAAAACCTCCTTCTTTTATAGTATTTTAATATCATACTCAATTAGTTAATATCCTCCATTAGTATGGTTTTTTCTCATCCCTCCCCCGCCCTCTCGCACTCTCCCTTCCCTCTCCCTTATCTTCGGTAATAAACCTTTAAAAATAAAGGCTTTCACCCCCTCCTCCATGCGTTAGGGCGTACCAACCCACGTATGAACGCACGTACCAACTGGCGTATGGACTTTAACCAAGAACCTGCAGGAAGGATTTAAGGGCCTTTACTACAGTGCCGATCACCAGCACAAAGCAGACAAGCGTGGTCACCATCTTGGCCTGGCTGCCCAACTGGGCATTACCCACGGCACTGGCTACCTGATTAATCCCCCACCCTACTACGGCCAGAAGAAGAATCTGCATCAGCACAAACCCAGCCCCGGAAGGGCCGAAGGTTGCCCCGGCCACAGCCCCCAGGGAGAATTTTTCCGGCACAACTGCAGCCGCAAACATCGGCATCCTGGCGATGGCAGCCGTCCAGAACTCCCGGTCCAGGGACTCAACCCTGCCGCACTTAACCCGCCACGCTATTATTACCGGCTTTCTCATTCAAACATTCCCCTTTCAATTTTTCTAAAAGACATATTTGAAACTCCAGGCCTGCGGCATTTTCTTTTTCCACCAAGCCCCGAATTATTCTTTCCCGGGGGGCCGCCGTGGTCACCGTCAGGATCCCCGGGAACCTGTCGGCCAGGTCCGCCCACCACCAGCCAGCATATTTCTCTGAGTCATAAAGGCTGTTATATTTGGCGACCTTATCAAAAAGGTTCCCTGACTCAGCCCGGTCCAACTCCACAAACCAGAACCGGAGTTTTCCCGTCACAGTATTCCGGATTGCACAGAACGCGTCAGCCTGCAGCACCCCGTAATCTTGTTCAGTGTCCCAGCGGTAAACCTCTTCCCAGGACTTCACGCTCCGGACCATCCAGACATACACCCAGTTCAGAGCCACCAGGTGATCCATCCGGCCATGTTTCTTCCCGGTGAAATAGATATAGGGGGATTCCGGCGCCGCCCTCCACCGCTTCAACCTCCCCCGGTCAAAAAGCACCTTCAGCCGCTCCTGGGCTTTCCTTCGGCCATGTTTCTGGCCGCTGAATATCAACACACTGACCTGCTCCGTATCTAAGGCCTGAAGCTTTTCTATGAGGCGGCATATCTCATTATCGCGGTGGTAGCCTCTTAACTGATTGGGTGACATCCCAGACGTTCACCTCCTGACCTTGCAAAAGTTTCTTGGCCTGCCGCAGGGGTAAGTGCATGGACTGAATCTCCTTCACGGTCACGCCGAACTTGTAGATGCCCCGGCCTTTTACCTCCGGCAGCTGGGCGGCCAGGGGGCAGTTCTCCCCTAAAATCATTCTGCTGCTGACCTCATCCGGCATGAGGTAGCACAGACGGGCTGCAAACATATCCCGGGTGTCATCCTTAAACAGCTGCACCCTTTTGCTGGGCCTCTGGGTGGCGGCCACCACACTGATACCGGTGGCCCTGGCCAGCCTCACAATCCGGTCAACAAGCCGGATTGTTTCCGGGTCGCTTATCTCGGCCACTTCGTCAATAACCAGGACGATAAAAGGCATATCCCCCTTGTAGTCCTGAATCTTCTCCACCCCGGCAGATTCCAGTATGTCAATCCTGCGTTCCATTTCTCGGTTCAAAGCACCGACGAGCTGCACGGCTTCTTTTTCATTTTTTGCTAGAGCCGTGTGGTTTTTCAGATACGAAAACTGCAGCCGCTTAAGGTCGATGATGGCCACCTTCGCCACCGGCAGCAGGGAGTGGATCAGTCCCAGTAGGTAATTAGATTTCCCGAATCCGGTCACCCCGGCCACCAGTAAGTGTGGAGCCTCGGCCAGGTCCAGGACCTCCAGAGCAGGGCTGTAGCCGATGGGCACCGGCAGGGCCATGCTCTGGTAGGGGGCAGAGTCCCACTGATAAGGATAGTGGTTTTCCAGGTGCCCAGCCCGGATATTGATATGGCAGTACCCGGCTACCTTCCGGATCTCGACAAACCCCCGGCAGGCATCCGCAAAATACTCTTGCCTGTTAAGCACCTCCCGGAAAGACACACCCGGGGGCAGGGTAAAAATCAGGTGCCAGCCCCCAGGGGTTTTCTTTTTGTGGGTCAGCTGGGGCCGTGGCTTGGGCTCCGGCCAGAGTGCGTCAACGGTATCGAGGACAGCTGCCGGTATCTCCTGCCCGGGGCGATGCCGCCACAGGTCCCGGAGGGATTTACCAACATCACTTAGATAGGCTTCCTCTTGCAATAGACCACCTTCTTTGTTGGATTTTGTAATGCAATATATGCCGAATGTTTTGTCCATTATCACTTTTGGATTGTGGTAATTTAGGGCAAAATAAAAAGCCCCGACTATTCATCAAGGCTCCACAGCTCCTCCACTTTTCTATTTACAGCCCGGGCTATCTTCAGAGCCAGCAACACCCCCGGACCAGAACCTTTCTTTATTTTAGTAAAGCTGTTTTCGTTTATCCCGCACTCCTGGGCCACTTGTCTCTGTGTCTTATTAACCTCGGCCAGGGCCACCCGGAAAACATGCTCATTAAACATACCATCACCTAATGGTATGTTCTACCATGTTAGCTTATTTCCTCCCACTTACCAAATACCCGCCCACAGGAACACCCATAAGTCACTACATCACCGTATTCGCCCTCCAGAATACTGAGGATTGATACCCGGCCCCCTTCTATCTCCGGAGTATAGATATGTGCCCCACAGTCCGGGCATGTGCCGGTCTGGGTGGTCTGCCTGGGCAGGAGCCTCACGCCGCCCTGGTTCCCCCGACAGACTATGCACTGCCGCAAAGAGAGCTTTGAGACGTTGTATTTATCAAGCATTACCTTCAGCACCCCGACCATCACATTCCGGGCCGCGGGGTTCCTGGAGAGCAGGAAACACTCCAGCGCTTTCTCCATAACAAAAAGGTCATCGGCCTTCGGGAAATCGTATATTTCACACATGGTATATTCCTCCTGTTAACCTATTTACCGCCAGTGTATTCAGCTATTCCCCAATGTGTTCTATTTTTGTCGGTAAATAAATATATTTTTATCGGGGTGATGTACGGTGATAGGTGAACGCATAAAGGCTATGTTGGAGTCCAGGGGAATGTCGCAGCGGGAACTGGCCCGGAGGATAGGGAAGCACCCATCAGAAATTAATGAGATAGTACAGGGGAAAAGAGATCCCGGGGTGGCATTGGTGGAAAAGATTGCGGAAGGACTGGGAGTGTCGCCGGCTGAACTGGTGGCAGAGCCGGAGAAGGAATTGAGTGTATGCCAACTCCTGGAGAGGGAGATCGGAGAGGTGGCCATGTGGGAATTGTTGGAGTGGGTAAGGAAAATAAAACGGGCTGGACCTTAATCCCATACCCTTTCCAGAACCCAGCCGGCTTTATCCTTCACCAGGTCATAAAGGCCCCCAGAACGAGCCTTCACCCGGAAGGTAGGCAGGTTGCTGTAGTGGTCGTAATAGTCACGTTTTACGAAAACCCTCTCGCAGCTGGCCACCTGCAACCACCGTCCCCGCCACTGGAATAAGACAAGGTCCTCTCCGTCAAGGCGAACCTCGACGGGCTGCTTATAAAGTTTGGACATAAAAACACCCCCGGTATCCCCGATTATAGAACGGGTGTTTGTGGATATCAAGATTATATCTTGGCATATTTTTTGGCATATTTTTTTGGCATATTTTTTGGCATATTTTCTTGACGTCGTTTCATGGTTCTGATACAATCTTCTTGGATACCAGAAATAGGAGGATTCGCCATTGACTCTCTCTTTAAATGAGGCTAAAAGGATTTTGGACCCAATACTTCCTAAATTATCGAAAAGCATCAATGCAGCTATTAACGATTATAAAAGGAATATTTTGCGTCTCGAATACTCTCGTAGAACAAGGGCAAGCATAATTAATGACCTGATGTGGCGTTATGCACAAGAAGCATTAATTGATGCTCCGGGAATCTTTTGGAGGCGTAAGGGAAATAGTCATTATCTTATTATTGAAGATAAGTTTAAGCTTAAATTCAAGATGTTAACAAAAAACCTAAGGAGCATGAACATCCCTACACAACAAGCTCTTGATTTTGTTTATCAAGAAAATGGGCAACTTGATTTTCCTGATAAACCCGCGCCTGTCACAAATATATTAGCAGGATATAAATGGAATGACCTACAAACTGATCACGATGGAGTATATATTGTCTGCCCATTCGGGACTCAGAATCTGTGGGCACTTGAGATAACCCAGGAAAAATCTAAAGAGGCAGAAATTGTTCCTATTCCCACTACGGAACGTAAACGCGTTGCGGTTAGGAAGGTTGAGGAAGATGTCAAAAATAAAGAATCTAAATGATAATGCTGTTTTTAATGCAATGATGCTAATCATCGCCCGAGAATCCCGTGGTTTAACCCAAAAAGAGCTATCAGAAAAAATAGGTGTGACTCAAGGTTGGCTTTCAAGAGTAGAGGGAGGCTTACGGTCTATTTCAGATGATGTCTTAGATAAGATATCAAGTATTCTTGATTATCCTATCGGCTTTTTCTATCAGACAGAAAGAATATATGGTTTAGGTGCAAGTGAGCTGTTTAATAGGAAACGCCAAGACATACCAGTAAAAAAACTTAATACTATATACTCTCAAATAAATATCAGAATAATACATTTGTCAAGAATGCTGCGTGGTGTAGATATTGGAGAGGTTAATTTTCCACACTTTGAATTGGCAGATTTTAATGGTAACATTGGAAATATTACTCAAGCAGTTAGAGCGATGTGGCATATCCCACAGGGACCGATAAATAATCTTACAGAAGTAATAGAGAATAATGGTGGGATAGTAATCCCCTTTGATTTTGGAACCACCCGTATAGATGCAACAAGCTTTTGTATACCCGGATTACCTCCTTTATTTTTCGTTAACATAAATATTCCTGGTGATAGATTGCGTTTCACGCTTTGCCACGAATTAGGCCATACAATAATGCACCAAAGGGATCTAAATCCTGATATGGAACGTCAGGCCGATACTTTTGCTGCTAATTTTTTGATGCCTGAAAAAGAAATTCGTCCATATTTAAGAGATCTTTCATTATCAAGACTGGCAGAATTAAAATTATACTGGAAGGTTTCCATGGCATCGATGTTAACAACTGCATCTAATATTGGAACGATAACTCCAGAAGAATCAAAATTATTATGGAAAAAAATGAGTATAAGAGGTTACAGAACTCACGAACCATTAGAATATGACATACCAGTAGAAATACCTACTTTATATCAAGAAATTATTGATGTTTACCGTAATGAAATGGGATATAGTTCATCAGAATTGAGTGATATGCTTAATCTTAACGAACATGAAGCAAGACATATGTACTTCAATAGTCGTAGGCAATTAAGAGTGATTAAATAATCCAGTACATATAAAAGGCCCCACCGTCAGGCAGGGCCTTTACTCACTTCTTTACCACCAGTTCTCTGGCCTGTTCGTATTTTTTCACATCTTCCTCCAGGTACAGCGGCAGGCTGTTGTCATGGACCCATATAACTGGCTCCGGAAAATCATTATGTCGGGCCTCCCAGTTGTTCACCACCTGCCTGGAGACCCCCCACCTTTGGGCCATGTCTGCCTTGGACATAAGCGGCGGCACCTTTACCTTTCGTCCCATCTTTTCCTCCTGAAGGCCAGTTTCCCTATTAACATAACAAACCAGAGCCCTACAGCCCCCAGGCCTACATACTTCAAAATGGAGAGTTCCCCAAAGTTCAAGTCAGACACCCAGGCAACAAACAGAATTATAAATAATAGATCCGTTGAATTTATTTTCTTCATATTTTTCAGGTGGATGTGATATACTATTTTTAAGTGGGGGAGGATTCCCTCCCCCGGGCACTTAGCGTCTTTTGGGACGCTTTTTCTTTTGGTGGTGCTCTTTTATTTCTAACCAAGTCTTTATTGCTCCGAGCACCGCGGCCACCGTGACCGCCACGTCTTTGATTATACTAACCACATCCACCCATTTCCTCACCTCCTTTATGTATTTATTATAACATAAACTGTTTACGGCGTAAACAGTTTATTAAAGATTTTTACTACTATTTTTAAATAAAAAACCCTCCGTTTAGGAGGGTTAAGAGGATTATGTCTATTGGTGGAGAATAGTTATGCCAATATGTCCCATTATTGATTTTGAATGGTTTTAGAGGGGGAAGGTAAAATTGACGGTACAGATCGGTAGAAATGACCCCTGCCATTGTGGAAGTGGTAAGAAATACAAAAAGTGTTGCTTAGAGAATGACGCAAACAAATCTACGTCAGATATCTATCCTGGTGATAATATCTGTGCTGTTTGTGGCAAACCCGTAAATATCGCTGAGAGCTTTGATTCACCTGACGCTGTAAAAGCAGATGGCCTGATTATTACTTCTGATGACGGGAAACGGCATTTCGTTCATTTAGAGAATTGTTTAGCTATTATGGAAAAAAGACTTGCTGAGAAATAAAAAAAACCCCCATGACAGGGGGCTCATTTCGTCATATATTCACTGGTCTCCAGACATACACACTTAAGATATTGATTTCTCAGGCGCTCCTCCTTCGCGCTCTCGGCCAGATTAATTAACTCCCGAAGATGGGAATAGTACCCTCACCCGCCCGCAGTCTTTACCTTGCCCCACTCCTCACCGAAAGAGTCTTTAGCATCCCTCAGCGCCGCCTCAATAAGCCCTTTAATCTCCTCCGGTGTAATGCTTACCCCCATCTGCTTTGCCCGGGCAGACATCCATTCTGTGGCTTCCTGCAGCTTGGCGGGGCCATGGACGTCTTTATAGACCTGTTCTACAAAGCGCACGGCCAGGGATGCCAGTTCCTTCTTTGTCTCCAGTTCCCGGGCCAGCTTGGCCACCTTCTCTGTGCCGAGCTTCCGCCTGACAAACTCTATTGCCAGGGCCACCAGTGCCGGAACTAGAACCGCAAGCGCATCCATGCCGATTTGTACCAATTGACTCCCCATGTAGACCTCCTTTTATTCGGGACGTAATACGTCCTCGTTTTCCCTGCATGGCCATCATCTCCAGAAGCAAAAATACTGCAGGGCCTCACGCTTGAACAAGTCAATGGCGGCCTTGCTCCGCTGTTTCAATGCCGGATCATGGCACAGGATCAGGTTGCCGTCCACCTTCCAGGGCAGGATATAGTGGCCACCCCGGGTAAAGTATCCCGGCCCCATGCTGGCCACCACCAGGGCGCCAGATTTAAGCGCCTCCACGGCATCAGCTACAAGGCTTGTCTGCTTAAACTTCAACCCAAATTTAGAGGCAATCCACCCGAAATACGCCCAGGCTGTCCCGCTATTTGCCGTCCTAAAACCTCCGTCAACAGCTAACTGGCAGGTCTGCACCGGAGTTATACCCCTATTGCGCCAGGTGGCCAGCACCATGGCCATACATGTGGGACCGCAGCCGGAGGAGCCTATTGTCTGCTGCTTGTTGCCTACCGACGTAAAAGGCACCCCGCGCCATCGGGGGTCTACCTGGGAATAATAGACCGGCTCCCCAGCCTCGTTTTGTTTGGCCTTCTCGCTGGTGAGGACCCCCCAGGTCTGTGGACCCGCAACCCCATCCGCCACTATTCCGTGTGCTGCCTGAAACTGTCTGACTGCCTTGTCTGTTGCGGGTCCGAAACTGCCGTCTACCCTGCCGCAATTAAAGCCCAGCTCATTCAACATTCCCTGGAGCATTGCAACAGCCTGGCCCTTACTGCCCCGCCTGACCGTTTGCATTTTTATCAGCATCCTTTCTTATAATCCTCGTAACCGAGGAATACACCCCGCTTACAGACATCGGGATAAGATTCATAAGGTCGAACTTGTCTTTCAAGGCCGCCGTGCCCCCGCTAATTGTGAGGGAAGTCAGCAGGTAGCCCTTCCACGTTTGATCAAAGTTAAAATTGAGATAGGCAAAGAAGTCAAAATCCCCCTGCCAACAAATTAGGTACCCGATCCCCACCACAATAACAAAAGCCGCCTCGTCAGCTATGCTGTTAGGTAACCACCTGAAACGGTCCAGAATCTTTTGTATAGGGCACTGAAACACCTTAAACAGGGCATCCACCAGGGGGGCCATAAATACCAGGGCAATCATGCCAACTATTAGCGGCACGAAAGGACTATCAAAAAAGCCCATGCTGTAACCGCCAATGCCTCCATAGTTTAAATATTGGTCCTCATTCATGGCCTCACCCCTTCACCAGCATAAACACAATGCCTAAAAGATTAAGGGCCACCATCCCGGTTGCCCCCATGAGTATATATTTGAGTCTGTTTACATCCTGCCGGGTCTCTTTAATGCTCCCATTCTGCGCGGCCTGCCATGCCTTCAAATTCTTCACCTCCGCTTTAACGGTTGCCAAATCCCTGACTATTTCCTCCGACTCCAACACCCCACCCCCTGGTATTAATTGGTTTGCCACCCCCTAATGGCAATGATAAACTGGTCTTGCAGGCACCGGGGCGCAATCCCGGGACCGCTTTACCCCCTGGTAGGCGGTCAGCCTGCTATAATTTTTGGATAAAGCACAACGCATAGTATGGTGGCCTGTTTTCGTGGGTTGCCCCGCCGCCAGTGTTCGTAGCTGATGCGGTGTGCGAGTGGCTGCCATCACTGGTGGTGGATCGACTATCCCAGGTTTGTCCGCCGTAGGTTCCGGTACCTGCTTGAGCATCGCCGGATGCTTTGCCGTCAATATACGTATGACTGTGACTGCCGTCAGAGCCTACAGTTATGGCATGTCCATGATACGGCATTTCGTTGATGGTTAGAGCGTGGGTTTTCTCGCCGCCTGTATCTCCCACCGCATACTCTCCGTCAGTACCCGCCCCCACCACAAACCTGTTACGCAGGTCCGGAGTCCCGTTTTGACCATTACACAGCGCCCACCCTGTCGGTATAGATACCTCGGTCCCCGACCACATGAGGATCACCCCGGAGGGTATAGCCGTGGGTGCAGGCTCCGCCACCACCTTGCCGATAATTACCCAGCTATGGCCGCACTGCTGCAGCACCACCCTGTCCCCCGCCGCTGGAACGTAACCTCCAATAAGTGGATAAGTCTTAGTTGTTGCAACTCCCTCGCCGTCAAAGATGACTGTTGCCGCCCCAGATACATAATCATCAGGGATTTTACCCAGCCTGGTGACGGCACTTTGCTGTCCGCCTGACAAGGTATTGATAAGCTCTTCCGGAGTAATCATATGGACACCACCCGCCTGATATTGTGTTTATGCCTCGCCCCCGGCCTCATTTCAAATTCCCAGGAAGTTTCTGAGTATTTTGCCGATATTCCCAGCCCCGAAAATACCAGCGTGAACACATCCGTATGAGAATGAAACGGCATTAACCCAGTTTCAAGGGTGACATGCTCATAGACTTGGCTTGCCTCAAAGGCTATCCGCTGCGCCCTGGCGTCCAGGGTGGCCTGGTCAACTGCCTCCTGATACTCCCGATAGTCTGTAATTGTGCGCCCCCGACTAACCGTGCTGGTGGGGCTGCTGGTATTGCTGTTAGTGTAGGTACTGACCATGGGCTCCCGCTCCAGCTCCGACACCACGAGTACCCACTTATTAGGCACTGCCCATAAATCGAGGCTTTGCTCCACCTCGGGAAATATAACGCTCTCGTCATCGTCTCTATATGTGTACTCTGATGCCCGGATTGATGGCGAGACATAAGGCTGGGCAATGGCATACCCGTTTTCGTCAAACCACAAGGAGCCGTAATTAATAGCCCCCAGGAGGTCGTTAATTATTTGCAGCTTGGCTGTTCCTGGTGCCCAATCTCTGGCGGCCGGCAATGTCTTACTGGTTAAAGTCAGGTTTTGGTGGATGATTCCGGCACCTGTTAAAACGGTCTTAACCGCCGTGATGTAATTGGTCCCGGCTGCCACCGTATAGCGGGTGTCCAGCTTGTCGTCAATCAGCACTTGTAACTGGTCGTAAGCCTCTACCTCCCGCCGAATCACCCCCGCGCTGTCCGTTTTTTTCGTGGGGCTGGTCAGCAGGAAAACCCCCTGCGGCCACTCTATCCAGTTTCCGTCGGACATCTTGAGGCGCACATAGGGCTTTATCCGGTCGGTCAGAAAATTGATGTCAACGTCCTGCTCCATTTCAAACTTGGCCGTCCGCTTTATGTCGGCCAGCGCAGTGTAATAAACGGAAGCGCCCAGGATATTACCCAGACGCTTCTTTAACTTATTGGTATTGTCTAAAAGCTCATACCGGAATGCAAAGGTGGCGTTTGGTCCGTGCAGCATGGCGCGGACCTGGGCCGCCATGTATCCTCCCTGGGCTATGGCCTGCATTTACACCACCTCACTATAGTCGATTTCCATGACTGTGATGGCCACCGTTTTAGCCCCATAAATCTCATCCTTTACTGGCAAAGAGGAGATAATGCCAAATACTTTCCGGCTGGCGCCATCTCTGTAACATATTGTCCCCTTTAACTTGACCAGGGCATCCAGGGCCTCATAATCCCCGGACCCGTTGACACATAGCAGAGTGGCGCTGGGGTTTTCAGTTTCCGCTTCGCCCCACCGGACGACCGGCCTTGCCCTCCCCGCAAACTGCAAAAACTCTGCCTCCGCCTGCCATCCATGGCCCCGTTCCTGACCGTCACGCTGATAATTATGCGCCGTCCCTGCCGGGCTGGCTACATCGTGGAGCCATATGCCGATCAGGGTTATGGACTCGCTCACCATGCCGCTGGTGCTGGATGTACCGTTGTCTGCATAGCTAACCACCCGGTAATCATAGGTAACGCCCGACTCCACTGTGTAGTCATCATATGTCCCATCATTGGCAAGGCCTATGACTATCCGGGTCCAGGTGCTTTCACTGTGTTTTTTACGGTACAGGTCGTTACTGGTGACCGTTGGCTCTGTCCCTTGTGGCGCCGGGTTGTTAATTGCTATATTAATGTATCCGGCTTGGTCTGTCATGGTCAAAATAGCCAGTGCCGGGGGTGTATAACTTACAGTAACTGCCTTTGTTGCCCAGTCACCCCAAAGGGTAGTGCTGTCCTGATATTTGACTTTGAGGATGTAACTTGCCCCGTTAACCAGGTCAATGCCGCAGGTAACAGCCATATTTATGCTTACGACTGGTCCGGTATCCCACACCACATTGCTAAGGCTGTCCAGTACTTGCACCTGATAGGCCGTTTGGTCTATACTGGTCCATGAAATAACCGGCCTTGCCACGGGTACGGGGTCGGGGGGCGCGTCAATAGTCAGTGTGGATGGTGCATCCGCTGCAGTAAATACAGCCTGCTGGGACCATGGGGAGACAAGGCCACCCTTGTCATAGCACCTAACTTTCCAAGTAATATCACCCGCTGGGAATGTCCCTGAATTAATGTCTCTGTACTCATTGGCACTGACTGCGCCGTTTATCTCGTTCCACGTGGTCCCGGCGTCACTGCTCCAGTGCAGGTCATATTTTGTTTGGTAATCGCCACTGTTCGGGTCGTTAAACTGCCAGGAAAGCCGATGGATAGTTGTCCGATCAATCATATCACTGGCGGGGTCTAAGTTGGTAGGGGCCTCCGGGGCTACGTTGTGCGTGACCGTGAAAACCCCGTCTGACTGGTCATATGCGCCATACCTGACACCGTCATAGGCCCGGATGCGGATCAGGCACTGGCTACCTTCCGTCACGCCGGAAAAGTCATGCTCGTATGATGTTGCCCCGGCTGTGGTCAGGGCCACAATATCAGTCCAGTTAGATCCATTATCCGGTGAATACTGAATGTGGTACTGTATAAGGTTCTGGGCTACCTCAGTTGATGTTGACGGGTTCCATGTAATTAAAAAGGTCGGGTCAATGTCTGTCTGAATCGACTCCCCGCCGTTGGGATCTGTGAGTACCGGAACCGTAGGCGGGGTTGAATAAATCACAGATAAATAGGGCTTGTTTGAAGCGTCCTCTGAGTCGTTAAAAACAGCCGATTGAGATCCGACACAACCGTCACAAACAAGTTTCCATCCGTAGTTGTTTATAGCACCGCTAACCATTCTCTGGACACTGCTGGCTAAATCTAGATATTCCCATCCAGTTGAAGATTCTATGTATTCGGTGTCAAGCTTTGTGCTGTCGTGTGATGGCGGTGGATAACTGGTCTCGTCCCACGTTGATGTGATTTCATAGGCAGCGACATCAGGCCCAGCCCAAGAATTGTTTACATAGAGGTATAGCTTAGCACTTGATATATCGGCATCTAAAGGTATACTCGAAAGGTCCAACCGTATGCCTGACGTTTCAAATGAACCCGAAATCCCAAGGCTATCATACACAGTCTCAGCATATGTGTTCCATTTGGCATCAATAACCGCAGTGTTGCCAGGGTTCAGTGTGACGGTAGTAGGGTCAACCCTCACCGGATAAACCGCCTCATCTGCCAGCCACCTGACATCAGGGGTAAAAACTATAGCCTGCCCGTCATAATCAACGCTGACCTTACCCTGCTGCCCTGCCCGGTCCACCATGTAGGGGGCCGGGATTTTGCCAACCTCCTGGCCCTCGGCATAGAATACCGCCTCGTTGTTACCAATCCATACACTGCAGCCTGTCAACTCCACAGGAAAAGCAAAGCTCTCCGGGTGTCCCGGAGCTTTTAAAAGGATATCGCTCTTTATGCCCCGGTCAGTGTTGACATACTCCAGGTCAGTATTTTCCCACGCCTCGTTTATGGTGGCCCTGTTCGCGCTAATACCCGGCGCTCCCGGCAGGGTATAGTCAATATAAACCTGCTTTGCAAAGCCAAAACGGAGTCTGTTGTTATCGTAGAATCTCAGGTGGTGCTGTTGTTTTTTTGCCTTTTGCCCAAAGCCCGCTTCAAGCTCAAAAGCCGTGTCAACGGTCTGGAGTTCTCCGGTGTCCGGGTCCTCATAGTGCTGGTCGTGGATGGTAAGGACGGCCATAATCTTGCCGTTATCCAGCCGGTAGTGCTTTGCCTTTTTAGTCCGTAGACTCGTTAGTTCTTCAAGGATATTAGCCAACCGATACCACCACCTTCCCCATGCCCCGGGCTGTCTGTTTTATCCGGGAGAAAAAGTCCACAACATCACGCATTTCCTTTATGTCCCTGGCCGGGATTTCAACTTTTTCAATGTAGTAGTTGTCACCGCCAAATCTTCCCGCTTTTGAGAGTACGGCTTCAAATGTATCCTCCATCATCTGAACGGGGGTTATGATCTCCGGTCGAGCCGCAGCCGTTTCAGCTACCTCAAAAAGCCCCAATGTCGGCTTTGTGTATACACCACCAGTTGCATGGCCATGAACCACGTCCTCCCAGTTATCCCAGCCACCGGCTTCGTCTACGCCTACTTGCCCGTCACCATTGGCGTCCAGGTTGCCATTACCAGGCACAACTCCGCCAGGGGGTACTCCATCGGGCCAACCATCGTTATCATTGTCCGATAAATCCGGGCTGTGGCCTCCGCCACCACCATCGTAATCGCCGGGAACTATCCATCCTTCCGGGATGTCAGCAGGCCAATCGACATAGACGGGGATTACTACAGGATTTGCGGCTGCCTGTACCTTTAAGCCGTCAATCTCGGCCAAAACATCCGCACAGAGTTGGATGATTGTTTGCAGGACGGTTTGCATGGCTGAGGTAACTGTTCCGCCTCCAGCCTCGACACCACCAGCGAGACCTTCCGCAACTCCTTCGCCAAACCGATGCATAACCTGAGATGGGGAATGTATTTCAAGGGTATTCTGCACTGCCCCAATTGCATTATTAGCAAGATTAGCCGCTGAACCACTGACCAGCCCAGCGCCTGCATCCATGCCCTCGGAAAAGCCCTCCGCTGTCTCATAACCCTTAACTACAAATCCCGGCCTGGCATAGCCTAATTTAGCCATTACTGTGGTAAGCCAGGCATCAAAACTCCTGATATTATCATCAAAACCAGACTTTATTGCGTTGAACATAGACGAAAACATTGATTTAATTTCACCGGTTTCCCAGTCAACAGCATTGATATGTTCACTGGCTTGGGCCTGAGCCTCACCCACTACTTTTAAATGCATGTCCTGGGCCGCTTTTACCGTGTTATCCTTGACCGTAATAGCGGCAGCTATGAGTTTTTGAGCCTCGTCAGCACTTATGGCTCCTCTTTCATCGCGCTGCCTGATAATCTCCGCTATCGTTCTGTTGGCCGTTTCCTCGGCGGCTCTTATGGTCTCGTCCTTTATTTTTATACTGTTTGCCACAACCGCAGCGGCTTCCTGAGCAGTTATTTCTTCATGCTGCTGGGCCATGCGCTCAAGAATGATCTTTGACTCTACTTCACCCTGAGACAGTGCCCGTATACCTTCATTGACCATGGCCTGCTGGATTGCCACAATATCATTCTTTTCCTGTTCGGTTAAGGCGCGTCTTTCGCTGGCCGCAGCTTCAAGGATTTGCTTTATAGCTGCTTCACTGTTCTGTGTGGCCGAGATTTTAGCCTGGCCGGTCTCCTGTATTTTAGCCAGTATCTCAGCTTCATTCTGCTGAGTGAGAGCCCCACTCTCGGCAAAAAACTGGCGCATGGAGGCCAGGGATTCCTGGTTTTGCTGCTGCATAGCCGCTACGACCTGGTCCTTCATGCCGGTAAAGTTCTTTACAATACCATCAGCAGCCTCTTTTGACACAGCTTGGCCTGACCAGTTAAGCTGATTCAGCGCAGTAGTAGCTTGAGTATTCAAATCGAGAAAGGCCGTAACAGCTTTCTGTGTTGCTTCGCTTACCTTGCCTCCAAACAGATCAACCTGGACCGCATCCTCCGATAGCTTATAGGCAATCAATCCCAATGCTGCAACAGCAATACCGACAGGTCCAGTAAGAGCAGAAAGGGCTGTTCCCAAAGCACCAAAAGATATTCCGGACGTAGCCGCAGCTGCCCCTGCAGTCGTGGCAGCCCCTACCGACAGACCGAGCGCTCCGGTTAATGTTGTAAAGCCAGCTGTAATGGTGGGCAAAGAACCTATCAAAAGTAGTATTGGACCACTTATTAATGCAAATCCAGCCGCTACTGCACTGGCAACTGCAGCCGTTGTTTTCATCGACTCAGGTAATTGATTGAATCTGCTTATAACCTCAGATATGCCATCAGCAACTACCCTAATAGCCGGGGCCAATGCGGACCCTATACTGATAGCCGCACCTTCCAGGGAGGACGAAAGCTGATCCATACTACCCTTGAGGTTATCCTGCATTATCTTTGCTGTTTCAGCTGCGGCCCCTCCGCTGTTTTTTAACTTGCTTGTATAGTTTTCAAAAGCGACAGCGCCCTGCTCAATTAGGACCATCATCCCACTAACCGCTTCAGTCCCAAATATGGTGGCCAGGGTCTGAGCTTTCTGTGCTTCGGTCATGCCGGAAAGCTTGGTTTCAAACTGCCCAATGATGTCGCCCATGGGCCTCATCTTGCCACCGCTGTCGGTAATTGAAATACCAAGGCTATCAAGAGCCGCCGCCGCTTCTTTTGGCGGATCAATCAGGCGGAGCATAGCAGACCTTAGAGTGGTGCCGCTTTGCTCCCCCTTAATCCCCGCGTTACCCATTTCCACCATTGCGGCGCTGACTTCTTCCAGGGATATCCCCAAGGATGCGGCAACAGGGGCCGCGTATTTAAATCCATAGGCCATATCCTGTACGCCCAGGGCTGACATATTCGCAGCAGCAGCCAAGACATCGGCTACATGGCCGGCCTGGGATGCCTCAAGGCCGAAGGTGTTAAGGGCACTCCCCATAGTCTCGGCAACGAGGGCCATGTCCTCTCCGGACGCAGCAGCCGCAGCCAGTACCCCCGGCATTGCGGCAACAATATCATTGGAATTCATACCAGCAGCGGCTAATTCTTGCATGCCTCCTGCAGCTTGGGATGCCGAAAACTGTGTAGTACTGCCCAGTTCCAAGGCCTTCTGCCGAAGGGCATCAAACTCGTCACCCACTGCGCCGGAGAGGGCTGCAACTTTAGACATTTGGGCATCAAAATCCATGGCGATTTTTGCGGTCCCACCCAGAGCAAGGGCAAGGCCTGCGCCAAAGGCCATAAGAGATGTGCCAATTCCTTGTAGTTTGGGTCCAATTTGTTCAAGACTTGTTCCTGTCCTATTGGCAGAGTTTGCTTGTTCTTCCAATTGGTTATTAACTCGGCGCAGTTCACCCTCCATCTGCGCCTCGGCTTCTCTTGCCCTAGCCAATCGGACTTCAAGACGTTGGGTAGCGTCAGCATCTGCCCCTCTTACGGCGACACTTCTTTCATACGCCGTATTTAAGGCGGCAAGATAATTCCTTTGTTCCGCTAATTTTCGACTTAAGAAATCTTGCTTAAGACCTAATCTTTCCGTGGCGGATGCGTTATCGTCAAGCCTCGCTGTAGCCGCTCCGAATTCGGCCTGCAAAATCTGCATTTGCCTACTGGTTTCTCTGCCAACTTGAGATAGATTCTGCCTCGCCTCGTTGAGGGCTTCTGTGAGCCCCGTAGTATCTAAGTCGAGCCGGACATTTAATTGACCGACATCAGACGACATCTGTAACCACCTGCCTTTAGGCATAGCAAAAGCCCTGGCTTATCCACCGGGGCTCTTGCTATTTACAACCTTTCCACCGAACGCTTTATTCAGCGCAATTATTATGTTTTTATGATCAGTGGGAGTTTGCTTTTTCTGTTGCTTTTTCTCACCCATAAACTTATCAAAACTTGGGTATTTCTTTGCGTGGTAGGCCTGACGGTTCAGGGCGCCAATGTGCCAAACCAGCCACTTCATTCTTTGGAGGTCTAATTTTTTTTCACGCCAGTACCCTTCGATCATATACAGGATTTCTACCGAAGTCATATCGTAAAGCTGTGTCGGGGCCATGCGAAGAGGGCCAGCCAGCTCAATTACTTTTCGCCAGTTGGCCCCTTCTTGTTTTTTCCCGTGAACTCCTTAAGAGCTTCAGTTACTTTTTTACTGACATAATCAAGGCCAGCCTCTTCTATAAAGTCACCTACTTGCTCAAGGGTAAGCATTTTATCCTCGTGGTGTAATCCAGCCCAGAGCATCGCTCTAATCTCTCTTACACCTGCGTTCTTAGCGTTAACCTGCGTCACAGGCCTGCATATTATCTCCTCGGCGAGAACTAAGGCGTTTATACCTAAGCGCAGGTTCCTTGGCTTGTCAAGTTCAATAACAATAAACGGTTTCATATGCTACCTCCTATTAAGTTCCCGGGGTCAATGTAGGCTGGCCGGATATCTTCAGTGCGGCTGAAAAGCCAAGGACACCGTCTGCCGGGTGCGAAAATTCCAGAGATTTGACCTTGGCTGCAAAAGTCCATTTGGATTTATTTGCATCCAGTTCGGCATCGGGCAGCAAGATTTGATAATTACTCACTGTACCAGCATTGAAGTCTGTAATCATCTGTGCATGAGTTGTTTCCTTGGGTACGAAATTCCCATCAATGGAAATCTCACCGCCATCCTTTAAACCGGCTACATACTCCCGCCACCCATTTGAGTCCATGGATGTGACGTCGATGTCTTCAGACTCGAGCTGGGGACCGCCAATCTCCGTAATTTCCGCAAGAGTGGTAAAAACCTCAGTAGGGGTAGCACCGTTACCACGCTGAAATAGAGTGCCTGATGCATGAATGGCCTGGGTCATTTATCATTCCTCCTTATATCGATATCGCCGCCACAGTTACATCTGCAACTGCGGAGTAGGTTACACTTACCAGTCCAGCGCCGTCATTGAACCGCTTTTGCGCAAACGGGCCGATCCAACGCTCCTGGCCTGCCGGGACTGCCACGTCCAGATCATGGTCGAATCCCTGATCACATTCTGTCTGTGAATTTACTGTCACTGTAACAGATCCGACACTACCGTTCTTGACGGCTAAAAAAGTCTTGCCGCCTGCGGCATTCGGAAAGTTATTCCCGGTTGCATCGGCGGCAGTAAAACTTGGGTTTAACCCGGTAGCCGCCACACTTTGAACAGCTAATGTAGTTGCCATTTTTACCTCCTATAGTTTTTTTCTAACCGTGCCATATAAAGAAATCAACCGACACAATAAAGAGACCGGTTTCTTCTTCGTATAGGTCGGTTTCATTTTGGAAAAATGCCGCCTTCACATTGTCTGCCCCTGGCCAGGCCTCCAGAGCCGCAGTTACTTGGTCAGCTACCGCCTTGGCCTCAGGGTAAGTTTCAGCAATGCCAGACACCTGCATCCGGGGGCGCTGTAGCCCGCTATAGCCTGAGTGAGAGTGTATCCTTGTGTTCGATACCTGCATATACACACAGTAGGGCTTCTCCACATCCTGCGGGGCTACCAGGGGGTAAATCCGGTCAGCCACCAGGGCAATCAATCCCGCGTAACCGGAAAGGTACCCATATAGCCTCTCCTCAATCAAGGGCATCACCTCAATACTCTAGCCAATTCTTCACGTATTGCTTGCCTAATCCTGTCCTCATTCTCATCCAGCGCTGGGCGCAAGAAAGGTTTTTTTGCTATTCCGGGATGATTAACTTTTTCACCGAAAAACTCGCCCGCTGATTTGTTGGCAAGCACTTCTTTCCTCTTTGGCCTAATCAAGTGGCTACCAACACCGTACTCTATAAAGCGCCATTTCCAATGTCTTTTATCGGGGCCAATTAAAGCCGTAGAATCCTCAATTTTTATAGCTATACCTGGGTCACCATTGGCCCGGGCCTCCGCCTCTTGTTTAACTATTTCCGCTCCAGCCATGAGGGCTTTTTTCTTGGCTGGGCCAGCCAATTCTATGCCTATTTGTGATAGCCTGGCAAATAGTTCTCTTTCTCCTGAAATGACTACACCGCCTGCCATTAGGCCACCGCCTTACATATGATATGCAGCTTGACTTTGGTGTCATCGGGATCATTGGCCCCAAGGATTTTATATATTTTACCGTCAAAACTTACTCTCATATCAGTGGTTATGTCTTTGCGGTACCAGATTGTAAAAAGCTCCTGGACTTCAGCATTGACTTTCTGTGCCGCAAAAAACTTCCTTGATGTCTTATGTGCTTTCTCCGCCCACACCGAGACGTAATCTATCCAGTTAGGGATGACCGCGCCGGTGGAATCTTTTTGGGTGCCGGTATTCTGTTTTATCGTTATCCGGCTCCGCATTTTACCAATATCCAAACGGTACGCCTCCCTTATGATAGGCTCAACTGAGTGAATATCATTAACACAACTTGAGAAACCTTACCTTTGTCTATTGTCACAGCCCGCTTCAGATACAATTCAGTGATCAATAACAGGCAGGCTACTTTAGCTAAATAGTCCGTGTCAGTGAAGGTTTTGCCAGTCATATCAGTTATAAACACTTCTGCGGCATTGATAAGCAGGGTGATATAAGCATCGTCATCATCAACCTCTACTTTTAAATGTCCCTTTGCTTCTGCCAGAGTAACAATCATGTTTCATCACTCTCCCCCTAAGCAAGGAAGAGAAGAGGTATGCCCTCTCCCCTTATACCATAAGATAGGCATCAACCACTTTGCCGGCCAGGGCACTATTCAGGTCAATGGTATTGCTTTCGATAGCTGTGGCGCTAACCGTGACCGTGGGCGCAGTGCCTTCCTTGGTATTATCCAGGTAGGCCGCCAAAATAGTATTGTGTGTAAGCAAATAAGGCAGGCCCAACTTATCCCCCCAGCCCGCGCTTACCGTATCTGTGCCGGCATGGGTCTCCACAGGCAGATCTATCTGGGTTATTGTCTTAAAGGCCTTAACGCCCTCTACAGCTGTGGCCCCATTCAGGGCAATGGTTTCAGTTATTGCCCCGCCCGCGTAATCGGTGCCTGTGATAACTACATCGCCAGCAACCCCCGCAGCATTACCCTTGACGATAATATTCCTGGGCGCGGCGGGATTGGTTATCCCCTCTGTTATTACCTGGGCTTCTGCTGTAAGTGCTGTTGCAGCCAATACCCCCGTATTGCTGGTTGCTACGGCGGCCGCCGCACTGACCTGAAAATGAGCCAGAAAGGAGCGGTCACAGGATACCCCCGGCACGTGTGATTGAATCTTTTGCCCCATTTTATGGTTGAAAGGATACATGTTTTGATACCTCCGTCGTTCTTATTCAAGTCTAAAGGCGGAAGAATTTTAGTCTCCCGCCTTTAACTAACTGGTTGTCCGGATATTATGCGCCTTTCTTTACGATAACCACGCCGTTGGGGTCAATAAGCTTACCGTCAACGATCAGGATTGCTTTATCAACCCACTCATTGGTGTCGTGATCAAAATACCGGAACATGGTCAGCTGCATATTGCTGTTGAGTCCATAGTTTTTCAGATTGCAGTACACAGCCACAACGTCACCAATGGCGGCATCGTCGTAGTTGGCGATGACATCGTCCTCAACCTGGATAACTTCCTTGCCACCGAATCTCTCCTGGGGGCCGTCCGTGATTCCGTAATTTATCCTGCCAACGGGCTGCCCGTTAGCGTCCGTCATGCCGTCGATATAGCCCTCGAAGGTGCCGGAGGCCATGAAGAAGGATGCACCAGCCTTATATTTAAGCGGCATCTTTGCAAACACTTTCTTTTTCCACTGATCCCAGGCCAGGAAATCAGCAGCTGCAAGTGTGACTTTCTGGGCTGCAGGTACCCGAGTATCCACAGTGATACCCAGAGGTTTACCTTCCCCGGTCCCGCTGATTATTGCGAGATCCAAACCCTGCACCATAGCCTCTACAATCAGGTCGGTGATGGTGCTTTCAAACCCCGTCAGCGTCACGGTATCGGCCAGCAAGGATACGGATACCTTACACTCCAAGCCGTAGTAACTAAAAGATATACTCGTATTCGCAGTTACCTTTTTCTTGTCCGACGGAGTGCTTTCACCTATCCAGGTTGCAGTCGGCTTCAGCGACAGTATGGGAACCGTCACGCCGCCCTTGATACTGAGTTTTCTTACCCGGCTGAATATCTGACCATACTCAGTAACCTTCCTGATGACCTCATTCAGGATTGTGCTGGGTATCACGGCACTTACATCAGCGGTTGCGGTCATCGCGTCTGCCCTAAGTTCCGGAGTTATCTCCCCGGTTTTGGCAAACTTCATGAAAGCCGTCCTGTATTCCAAGGTGGCATACCGGTCTTCCGGCTCTGTGGCCCTCTGCTGCTGGCCATGGGCAACGCCGTAAGTGGCCAGTACTGACGGCACCCCCACAGGAGGAGGTGTAGCACCTCTCTGCTCGTTACCCTCGGGCGGGACAGCCTGAGTAGGTGCGGCGGGCTCATTGGGGATGGCCTCGATCATGGTGCGCAGTTCCGTAATCTCATCGTTAATGGTTTCCAGTTCAGTATTAATGCTACGCAGTTCCTTTATATCCTCAGTGGCGTTGGCCTTGGTGCCAAGTTCGGTTTTCCTTGCCTCTTTTTTGACAAGCAGTGCCTGGAGTTTCTTTTTCATCAGCTTAGTCCCCCTATTTTCATGAGAATTTGGTTCTTTAACTTCAGCGCCTCCAGCTCATTCTTTCCGTTCTCCAACGCTGACCGGGCATTCTCCAATGCCCTCTTCGCATTATCCAATGCAAACTGGTCACGAGCTGATATATTGGTATCGCGGTAGGCCGGCATGGTAACTGCCGACACCTCGAATACCTTTTTAACTTTAAGGATGTGCCTGGTAGGCATATCCTGATCAAGGTTTTCCCAACGCTCTTCAGAAACACGGAAAATAAACGACATCCCGTCGATATCGCTTCGCTGTATTGAGTGATACAAACTCCTTGACTCCGCGTTATTTTCGATGTCAGGATAGGATTTCACAAACAAACCTTGATCATCAATTGAGATTTGCATTGTGGACTTACCATTATTTCTCCTTGAACGCGCCACAGGTATCTTCCTTGTCTCGTGATTTACGCAAAACAACACATCATCGAAGTCACAATCATCGAAGGCCCCACGCTCAATGATTTCATAAAACCAGTCGCCTATATTGGTTTTTTTACCGTATACGGCGGCATGTCCTTCGATTACAGGCTTCTCATCCTGCTGAATTGCCCTGAATTCAGCCATTTCAAAACTTCTGAATTCATTTTTACCCATTCCCACCTCGTCTTTTGTTGGGAGTGTTTTAGCTTTGGCCACCTCTATCTACCTCCATTTCCGCCTTAAAAAAATAGAGCCTTTCGGCTCACTTTTATACTCTGCTGGGCTTTATTAACTCAGATGCCGGTGATCATCGTACCTTGATACTCGGCCGTATAGCGTCAGCGTCAGTGTCCCGGAGGCTGCCGCAGCATCAGCCGCAACCCCAAGTATTAAACCTTTTGGCAAGGGCCCGCCCAGCGCCTTCCAAGTGGAGCCATTTAACAATGCATCTTTTCCAGCAGTTACGGGTTGGCCATAAAAAACACTAGCCTCATCTGCATACCATTCATTACTGCTGTTTAAGCGAATTTTTATAGCCTGGTCCAGCGAACTCTTTATTACAAGCACCGGATCAAATACGGTCTCTGTTAAAGCTGCGGCCCATTTGGGATTAGTGTCGTTAAAATCTGCAAATCCCTTACTAAGAAGGGATATCTCCACCGGGTGCCAGGATCTGCTTGCACTCAGAGGATGCAAAAGCGCACTGACGTTTTTTCGTGGCACCGCACGGGTTGTTATGTACGCCCCCACCCCCGTCTGAGATTGGAGGTAAAACCTGTGCTCGGCATCTGGTCCAAGAAGTCCGTAATAACTCCCGGAAAGCACACCTTCCTGTACCCATGTCGCCCCGCCGTCAGGACTGACATATACCCACGATAACTCCGATCCCTTCGGGTCGGCCTCTTCAATTCTGACCGATGCTATGAGTATGTTTTTGGACCCGCCTAGCCCCATGCAGTGGCCGGGTAGGTGTCCTATCTTGCGATAGTTTGTTATATCGTCGAGGTTGGCCGCGTATATAACGGTATCCGGGGAGCTATCATGTCCCCATACAGCTGTTTTCTGGGGGATGACCGCAAGTCCAACATTTCTATAAGGCGGACTCCCTGTTGCTACCTGTGCCCATGTTCCCCCGTCATCTACGGACTTCCACCAGAATGTTTCGGCAGTTGCATCGCCACTGGTAATAATCCATGTTGCAAGTTCACGGATATATTTAACCGTGTGGTAGTGCCTTATTGCTGTCGTGTCTTTGGTCATGGCCGCAATTGCTGCCCATGTCGCCCCACCGTCGGCAGATTTATATACTTTAAAAGTATCCGGCAAATCGACCCCATACTGGGCAAATATGACGGTCTCTCCGTTTACATCAATGCCCGCCACCAATATATCCTTGCCCTCGTCCAGTGTACGGGCGAAAGTTGCGCCGGCGTCGGTAGACAAATATACATCGCCATTTTGGCAAACCAAGACCACGTTCCCTGCTGCGGTGACAACTCCGGTCCTAACTGTGGGCACATTCTGAGCAAGTGACCCCGACCAGGTGTTGCCGCCGTCCGCACTACTGTGGATGTAATTTGTGGCAAGGTCCTGGGCGTACAGCAAATTGCCGGATATTGCAACTACCAAATACGGCAGTTGGGTATAATTAAAATTACTCCCCTTTAGCACAGTAGACTCTGCAGCCTCTACCCACCCTGGGGCAGTGTATGTAAGTTTTTTCTTGGTATCGATTTCATAAAATTCTGCCCCGAGCCTTACGCCATCAGTAGGCTTTGTATCACTCGAAAGACCCTGCCATCGCTGACTTTGTCCTATTAACTCAACTGCCATATTCTACCCACCTCCGATTGCTTATTTTTTGTCGTCAACATCTTCGTTTTTCATCCCTGCCCGTTTCAGCTGGTACTCGTTTGATATGATCACATCGATGTAGTTAAGGCTCATATTCCGAACATGGCCTCCCTTATATGGCGGGTACCCGAACAACTCAAGCAACTCATTATTGGTTAGGGCCCCCCGGTTACCCAGGATGTCTGCAACCGCTATTTTGTTTTTGACGTTGGTGAACAGGAGTTTCTGAGGATAAAAAACTATCTCATTCCCTACATCAAGTTCTCGTGGGGAGAATATTGTCTTTGAAAAGGCCTGACCCAAACTGATGAGTATGGGTTCCAGGGTTTTCTCGTAAAACGCCTGATACTGCTCGTCCGTGTAATCCCCGGACAGGATAGGCACTGACACCCCGTAGTAATTCAGTACCTTGTTTTGCAGGAACTCCAAAGTGTCTTTGTCGAGAAGCTTTGGGTCGATCTTGACAGGAATAAATTCGCCCTTCAGGTCCATGGGTAATAGCGCAGATGTTCCAGACTCTAATGCAGCCTCAAACCTTGTTCTCTCCTCATCTTGCTTTTCACCGCTCAGCAAAGTATTTATTTTCAAAACTCCACGGACTGCTAAGCTGGTTCTTACGGCTTTGTCCAATCCCTGGAGAACCGTATCATTGATTGCGAGCACCTTAAGCAAGGCTGCGTTGTCCGGCTGGCCGTTCATCCCGCCGCCCATGATGTCGTTCATGCTGAATTTTTTCCGAAGATGAATAATATCTGCATAGGCCAGCGTGAAGCTATTGCCGTTAGTAAACCTCAAATCGACGAATAACTTCCCCGCGTCATCCTGAAGAAAAGTGACCTGCGTCGGATTCAGCGGATAAAACGCCGTGTAATTCCGGGTGGTATTGCCCCGGGCGTCCTCCACCAACTCATACATGGGGTAGATAAAAGCGTTATAGTTCATGTACAGCAGCCAGATAACTTTTTCGATAAAGTCCCGGGTGGTCATGAGCTCATTGGGCGCAAATTTAAACAGCCGGTTAAGGCTGCCTTTCACGTTTACCTGCATATCGTTGGGGCCTGTTCTAATGTGCTTCGGCTGGAGTTTTGAGCATTCCGTTGCTATGACATCAATACACATCTGGACCACATCAGAGGCGTATATATTGGCCCCGAACTGGCTAAATATCGGGCTATACCCGTCCATAAACCTGACATGCTGCAGCCCTTTATTTCCCTTCGCCGAGAACATGTTTTTAAAATAATCAAGCAGAGCCACCTCATCACCTCACAATCTCCAGATATTCAGTCCTGTATCGCATGTAAATGCAATACAGGATTATCAGCGTCACAGCCCCGTCAATTCGTCTGTTCTTAAGGTCATTCACCTTAACCGGCATAATAAGCCCCAGGTTATCAATTTTCATGGCTGTATTGCCAAGGCACCAGCGGTCAATCGGGTTATTGTTATAGTTAATTAGCTTGCTTTTGAGGTCGGCCTCAACCAACTTCATGGGATTGGACAGCGTATTTTTATCCATGGCCACTCTCTCGGTGTCAAAGCCAATATCCTCCATCTCTTTAATCCAGTATTTGGCGTTCCAGTTGTCATATCCAGTCTTAAATACCTTGATACCGTATTGTTTATAAAGACTTACAAACCATGCTGTTATCAGGCTGTAATCGTTTTCATTGCCCTTACATACCTCTATCAGGCCTTCCCGGGCCCACTCCAGGTAATTTTTCTTGTCCTCTTTCTCACCCTGTTCTATCTTGGTTTCCGGGATGAAGTATTTCGTGAGTATATATTTCTTGGGGTTCCCCGGGCGCATGATTAAAACCTTAGCATTGGCCAGGTCAGTTGTTTCTGACAGGTCAACGGCCCCCAGTCCTATGCATCCCCGGAACTCTTCCAGGTTGTATGTTTCCTCGTTGATGTACTCATGTTCCAGAAGCCAGGCCTCTGAATTGTTTTGCTTGACATTAAAGTCCTTGGCCAGCACAAAGGCCCGGGTCGCTTTACTGGTCTTGGCCTCCTCCACCATCCCCCGAAGGAAGCTCCACTTTTTTATAGTCCCGAGGCCCGGGTTGCTCTTAACCCACGTTTTTTCATCCTGCCATATTTCTGTCTCACTGTCTTGGGTGTATAGCCAGATTCGCCAGCGTGTGCGATCCAGTTCACCGTCAAGTACCTGCCGAGCTTCCTTTAGCCTGCCGTCAAGGTAGCCGTCATTGACGAATCCCTCGGTTGAAAGTTCAAAATAAAGCGGCTCGTCTTGGGTGGATAGTGCCTGGCGTATTGGCATGATGGACGTGTTATCCTTTAACTCATGCCCTTCATCCACAGCACCGACGCCAATGTTTTTACCCTCTTTTGCACCGGTCTTGGCTGATATTTTGCGAATGTTGCCCTTATTGCGATATGAAAATTTCCCTTTTTTCTTTGGCTTCTTGGGGTTGCCAAAGTATATGCCTTTGATGTTCTTGCGGGTGACCCTTTCTAGCGCCGGTGATTCTTCCCGCATTGCATTTATGGCATCAAACATTAACCCAGCCTGATCGTAATCATTGCTGGAACATAGTATTTTTAAGCCCATCGGGCCGCAGAAGAATTCAGCCAAGCATAAAGCTGAAACAAGTGGGGTTTTCCCGTTTTTCCTGCCCACTAAAAAAAGAACATCTTGAACAAGTCTTACCCATCGCTTAAGTTCTTCGTCGAATATAAAGAATATGTAAATAGACTCGATAAACGCTTTTTGAAATAATTCCAAAATAAAAGGCTTCCCAGCATAGGGAGCCTCTGAGTGTTTGCATTTAGTTTCGATGAACTTGATTCGCTTGTGGGCAGGCTCTAAGTCTATCTGTATGGCCGGATCGCTGAACTGCTCTATTATGATATCAAGTTCCTGTATTATCTCTCGGCCAACTACTATTTCACCGGACTTGCACTTGTGTATATGCTCTAAGAGAAAAGAATGTGTACCATTATGATTAAAACCGTTTATGACGTTGTATGGATAGTCTTTTCCGATACTCATTCAAACTCACTCAGTTCATCCTCTTCCTCAATGCCACTCTTATTTAACACGCCGTTCAGGGTCTTTATTACAACAGCGTAACTGTTGACGTTTTTCAGGTAATGCTTGGCCGCCTCGATGGGTTTTTGTATCTCTGGGTGCTGAGGGTGAACCTTAACCATGCCGGTTACAGCAATGGACTGCCGCAGGACAAAATTCTCCGCCTTCAAAAAAGCGGCATCCTCAATGAGTCCCTGGACCAGTTTCCTTTTTGCCGGCTCGACATCCTCAAATATCTCGGTCAGTTTTTCCAGTTCTTTCTGGTAAACTTCAGCTTTTGACATGTTTCTGAAAACCTCCAGCGAATTTCAAAATTTTCAGTGTGTATGAAAGATAGGCCCACCTACCGGTCTTGTAAAGTTGATCAATTTTTTTTTAATGGGGGGGGCTATGCTACTGTGTATGCCGCAAACCACTTCTCGATATAACCCCGCCACTCGTCTTGCCTGCATCGCCGGTCCTCGTCCACCTCAAGACGTCTCAAGCATTCATCTTTGCTCACATCACAGAATATCAGCTCGGCTCCCAGGTCATCGGCCAGCTTATCTCTCTTGTACCTATCGGCATACCCACCGATTACCCATGCGCTGTGCCACTTGCCATACCTGGTCTTGATATTATCGATAAGCAGGTTGTGTATGCCTCTGACATTACTGAAGAGGTTATCAGGTTTGTCGTAACTCGGCAGCAGCGACACCGCCTGATACAGTCTATCCATATCCACCACCAGATCCCCGCGCCCTGCATACTCCTGCACATATGCCACCTTCCCCGATAGCGGCGCACCAAAGACAATGTACACACCTTTACTTGGCTTATAGCCAAACCTGTTATGTACCTTGTTATGACACTCGTGGCACACTATCAGAACATTAGCCGGGTTAAGCGATATCGATGTGTCCTGTACGTTCTCAGGTGTAAGTTCTATCTTGTGGTGTACCGTAATGTCTTTAACCTTAAGAACCAATTCATGGCAACACTCACACTTCAAGCCTCTCTCGGCTATTATCAGAAGCCTAAACGCCTGCCAAGCATAACTTGCATAGAATGATTTCAGGATAGAGTATTTAGCCATACTACCACAAATCCTTTTGATCAGGGTACAAGCCTTTTAATCTGAAAAACTCCTTCATGGCCGCTACATTTCCACGTTTACATTGATTTATTAAAGCCCTCCATACTTCAGGAAGTTCCCCATCGGTATATTGGCTAAGTTGTTCGTTTATATAATCTATATACCTTTTATCTTTCATCCATCTATAAAAGGTTTTCCTGGAAACATCGACCTCTTTCATTTTTTCGGTTTTAGTTCTCCTGTCGTCAGGGTTTAGAAGGAGATCGGCCAGTGTTATTTGCTTTTGGTTTGGCCTCCATTTTGTTTCTTTTTGTTTCCTTCCCAATATCACCACCAGCCAATATATCAGGTACTTCCTGATTAAATCCATTCCAGTCAAAACCAAACCTACGTAGAATGTCTTTAAAGTCCTCTACGTCGTGGTTCTCAATCCTTAAACCTTTTTCACCTATGCCAATATGCCTCAGTTCATGTAGCATAAGTATCTTCTTTTGGTTCTCGGTCATGTGATAGATGTTAGGCTCATAAAAGGTTATTATAAAGTCAAAAGGAAGGTAAGCGGTATATGTGCCCCTAACCTTCCTGCAATCTGCATTAACCTGTTTGCCTTTATCCCGCTTTGCCTCATAGCTTCTAACGTAGCCGACTTTTATATCGCCATCACGTATAATCCACAACTCTGGCATTGCAGCTATTACTTTCTCTCCTAGCTCCCTCAAATCTTCAGCTACTTCATAGTCCACCAAGTTTAAATCTTTCCTGAGATTTTTTATTAGGCTCGCCTTTTCTTCTGCCCTTGCTTCAGTGTATAACCTAGTCAAGGCGTTTAGAGCTTGACAAGGAAGCTCGCAATTCCTTCCACACCTGTGGCAAATTAAATTCTCAGCCATTGCACCACCTGAAATCTCTCTGTTAAGAGCCCGAAGGCTCCCCGGATGCCCTTTTGGGTTGACCCCGGCGAATAAATAAAGACGGTTCAAGCCGCCCGGGCTAACCGTCTTCAGTACATCCTTAAACGAAAAACCGCCCTGTTTAGAAGGCGGCTCTTAAGTGTTTTCCGGACATTCGATTTTACGGTACCAGTTTACCACCTTTTTATTTGCATGTAAAATGCAACTTTTTTGCAAGGTATTTGCAGACCCTGAAACCCTTTATATATCTAGTCTCAGCCCGTCTACACCAAACAATAATATGCTCAATTCACGTACCATTTCATTCTTCCAGCGGCGTACTGAATCCGTGCTACAGTTTAATTCATGAGCTACTGCCTCAATTAGTTCTCCCCAGGCGATATCCCGCCGGGCCCTATCCAAATACAGGCAGTAGATAACCTCATACTTTTCTGGCTGCCCCTTACTTGCCTGCTTAAGCCTCAGGATGTTAAGGCAGGTATCTATCTGGGTAATCATTATCAGCGTTCTGACCCGGCTGCGCTTGATTGCCTTGATGATAACATCATCTACATCCAGTTCTTCCAGGTCCTCCACGCTTATGATGTCAGACACCTTATCTTTTGCGTTCTCGTAATGGTCCAATAGACTTAGGTATTTTTTGAGAAGTAGCTCAGTGTTATGATACCTGGTTCTGCGGATTTGCTGCCGCTCCTCGTCTTTGAACTCTTTCAAGGCCTCTGCCGCTGCAGCTTTTGCTATGTCGTATGTCTTAGCGGTATTTTTCTTTCTCATACGGGCACCCCCAGTTTCTGCCTTATATTCTCCGGTATGTTTCGCCCTTCCCAGAATTTATGCTTTAGCTTTGGCCTAAAATAACAGCACCAGCTGCCTTCCCGCTTTTTGCACAAACACCCGTAATTCTTGATTTGTTTATGGCTTAAATACCAAAGGTGATATTTACATAGTCCTACCTGCCTGGACCTCTTAGGTCTGGAGTACGGTACCCTCCTCGCCACCTTAACCACCTCCGTGTGGCCTTTTAGTTAATCATCGTAAGTTTTGAATGGCTATATAAATCCCCGGTATATCAGCCCAGAACTTCTCCGTCACTTCACTGGCCACCAGTGCATCGTCAGTCCAGTATCCCAGGCCAGTCATAACATCCTTGAGCAGCTTTTGCAGGTTATCAGTATCTGGTTTGGTGGCCTTATACTCGCCATTCTGGTGTTTACCTTTGACCGGAAAACACCACTTCACCACCAGCTGCACTGCAGTCATATATTTTTTAGCCGGTACGTGCTTGGCCAAGTGGGCCTGCAGTTTTGCTCGGGCTGCCTTTAATTCCGGCGGGTCATAGAATACAGGTTTACCATCCTTGCAGGTTACTTCGTGCTCCTGGTGAGTGATGGTCGGCGGTCGCATCGGCAGGAAGAATTCAGTCCGCATAGTTTCACGTCCCACTTTTTACGTTTTTGTTTTTAACCTCTCGTGTTTGCCCTAGTCACTGGATGGATAGGGGAGGTAGTCGTCGTGCGCAGCTTAACGCACGACTACGTACCCCCATCAGTGACCAGCGCGTGAGTGCTGCAGAAATAAGGAATTATAGGATAGTGTTTTCTGCAACCAAATTAGCACTCTGCTGCAAAATACATGTTTTCTGTTTTCTGCAACGTGCAGAAAACGTGATTTATGTTTTTTGCAACCATGGTATCTGTGAGCTTTTGAGGTGTATTGCAAAAAACGCTTTTCATGTTTTATGCAACCAAATGTTTCTTAGTGTAGAATTGCAGATTTACGTTTTCTGCAATCAGTTACTACTTTGCAAGATTGCATGAATTACGTTTTTTGCAACCATCCGAAAACTTTATCACTCCTGTTTTCTGGTAACCACATTCTGATTTATTTCAAAACCACCGTGTTCTTTTATCCTTGCTCTTACAGTTCTCTCGGCTATTCCCATTGATTCTGCCAGCGTTTGAACCGTGGGAGGCTCCCCGAAATTGCAGCTATTTATTGCATTTTCTAGTGATGCTTTTCTATCTTTTTGCTTTACTGCTTTAGGCTTCCGTTTATCCATAGCCCTTTTCCACGGCGGCTTCTCCCCCTCGGCCTCCACATCCTTAAGCACCCCAATGTTATCCACATAATGCACAGGGTAATCGAACCACAAATTAGCCGGCTTAAACTTCGGAAACTCCCTTAAGGTGCCGTCAATTCTCCACGCTGTGCGCTGCTGTACGGCCTGCCTGGCGGCGTAAACCTCCGGCAGCATGTCCTGGTATAGTGTTAGCCCTAAAAGGCGCTCACAGGCCGGCAAGAACTGTTTCTCGCTGCACTGGTCGTCCTGGGATACCTCTTCGCTCCAGTTCTTTTTATGCTTGTTCAGCCATGCCTCACACACCGCACAAACAGCCTTGTTTTCCTCCTGTTTCAGCAGGTCATCAGTGAGGTCAAGTTCTATGTAGTCCAGTAGCGCATCGGGATCCCGGGCAAACACACCTGAACCGCTGGCTCGGTCCATGCTGCGCTTACTACCCTGGCTGCCTTTGCTGTGGTGGTGGCAATAAATTACGGCCGCCCCCAACTCCGTGCACACCCGGTCAAATTGATTACAGAAGTGGGCCATTTGGTCTGCACTGTTTTCATCACCGGTAATAATTTTATAGATGGGATCAATCACGATGGCAATGTAGTTTTTCTTCTGGGCCCTCCGGATCAACTTCGGCGCCAGCTTGTCCATGGGCACCGACTTTCCCCGCAGGTTCCAGATATCAATATTCCTCACATTGTTAGGCTGCCAGCCTAATGCCGTATAAACGTCTTTAAACCGGTGCAGGCAGCTGGCCCGGTCAAGCTCCAGGTTTACATACATCACCTTGCCCTGGGCGCACTGCCATCCCAGCCACTTCCTGCCCTCTGCAATGGCAACACATAACTCAGTAAGTGCAAATGATTTTCCGGCCTTGCTGGGGCCGGCCAGGAGCATCTTGTGGCCCTGTCGGAGTACATTATTAATTAATGGCGGCGCCAGTTCAGGCAGGTTGTCCCATGCCTCTGCCATGCTTTCCGGCTCCGGAAGGTCATCGTTAATACCCTCAATCCACTCCTGCCACTCTGTCCATGATTCTTTGCCAATGTTGGTATCGACCAAAAATTGTTTATGGCCGTTACGCATCACCCCAGGCATACGGGAGAGCCTGGACGGGTTCCGGTTCTGGGTATCTACCTTAAGTCCATTTCGTTTACAAACGTCATAAAGGTAGTTAACTCGCTTGCGATATTCCTCATAATTACCAGCATCTACCTTGACAATAGCGTGTATTGATTTTTTCCCGCTATGAACTAGGCAAGCTATTGGCAATTCAAGTTCTCGCATGATAGCGTGCTGTCGTTCAAGGTCCATATCATCTGATTCAACCAAAGAATACCTGAAATCAGTTACATTATCATTTTTACATCCAGTGCCATCCAAGGGATTAAATCTTATCCATGCTCCTACTTCCGGCTTATAGTCACCAAGTACACTGCCAATATCACCATTACAACTGCTAAGTTGTTGGATTAATTGACCAGCGGTACGGTCCCAGCACCCCTTTGTGGGTAAGTGCTTACCTTCCTTTTCCCAGCTATCGCAAACATAGCCCACATTGTCATTGGCCTCAAACAGTATTTCAAGGTATTTAATTAGGTGTTCAACCGGGTTCCATTCACTGGGTTCTGTGACCTCACGCCCCTCGACCCAGTTTTTATCTACCACAACCAGGTCGCCCTTGTTGCCGATAACGGAATCCCATTCAAGCTCATAGCCTGGCCCCGTGTCCTTTGGTTCCGGCGTCCATCCCTGGTCCCTGGCAAGCTGGACCAGTGTGCCGGCCGTCACCGGGTTAGGGGAGCCGTGAAAACTCCCCCACTTCCGGAAACACTCCCCTGCATGGTACCGGCCCGGGTCACGCTTAGACCAATTATCCCAGTCGGCAGCGGTAAAACCGGCATCCTTTAAGGCCATGCCAACATTTACCCAGTCCTGGTAATCCAGGACAGCGGGGTCTATATGTTCAAGTAGCTCAAGTTCGGTCATGACCAGACCTCCGAATCTAAGAGTAAATTTGGCTGTTTCATTTCATGCCCCCTATTTCCTCGGTATCTTTTTGCTTTCCCCGCCCCCATAAGCGCACCACGCACAATCGGGCTCGCCCTCTGCTGTTAGCCTCATCCTCCAGTAGCACTCCGGCGGGTATCCGGGGTACATGTCACGCCATGGGTATGTGCAAGGCATGTCTGCCATTATTGCGCCCTCCTTGTGTGTGGTGTCTATATTGTTGTGCAGCATTAGGAACTGCGCCTTGCTGGTGCAAGTGCAACTTCCCCATTTGAACCCTTAAAAAACAAGGTTTTCCATGTGTCTTTGAGTTTATAAAAAACAGAGATTTCACCTAAAAGCGCATTCTCTATTATGCTTAACATATTATCGTTAACAAGTATTTCCGTGTCCTCAATTACCAGATAAGCCTTATCATAATCACGTGGATTATCTTTATTTTTCCCCTCATATCTCCTGGTAATTTGCGAAAACATTACACTTTTATAGTCGGCAATGTTATTAAATATTGCCTTATAATTTGGATATGAAACACTTACTATCCCGGCCCTGTCGTTGTCCAATACAACAACAATCTTACCTTTCAAGGCATCAGGTATGCAGTCACATTTTAATTTGCAAAGCATGAACATATCCGATGCAACCATGCATCCATCATGATCCATGTAAACACCTAAAAATGCTGGTCTATGATTCTCTCTTGTGGTAAAATTTTTGGCAACATCAAAAGTATGTTTAAATACCTCTGATAACTCCACGGTAATGTAGTCAGAAATTGCATTTTTGATAGCTTCCTCGTATTCTTCCCGCTCTTTTTTGGTTATATCTTCAGGTTTTACTTCCTCCCAATAGTCATAATAATCATGCTCATAATGTTCACATTCTTCGCACATGTTGCTGTCAGCGTTTTTACAATAATCACAATCTCCATAATGACTACTCTTTATATTTTTCACTCTTTTATTCACCTCTTTCTTAATGAACAACATTACCATTTCACACTCAACCAGCTAACCGCACACCTCAAACACAGCCACCGATCCCCGACATTCACCCGGGCGGGTTGTCCGCAGTTATGGCAACTATCATGACCTTCCATTCACTTTAAGCCTCCCCACTATTTGACCAACCTTAAATGCGATTTTTTAACCTTGGCTGAGTTGACCTTTTCAATGCCTTCATTCTCAAAATAAACGGCCACGTTGCGCATTATTTCGGCAATTCTAAAGAAGTCGAGAGATTTTTGTCTTTTACATTGCACACTTGCAAATTCGGTATCAACTTCTCCAAAAAGTTCCAGCCTTATTAATAGCGGTTCGCCCTTATCGTTCTTTAGTTTTCCTGGTATAGCTTGTTCTACTTTATTGTTTTGGCCGATAGTAAACCCAATATAACCACTAATCAACAGGGTGGCCGCTATGGGTACCAGCACATCAAATATGTTCACCATCCCGTGCGCCTCCTTACAAATCTAAGCTACTTCCGGGTCGAACTTCTGACCTTCATCCGTCCAGGTATCATCATCCCAAACCATTTGGTCTACCCGGTCAAAGATGCAGGGTTTGAACTCCAGTAAGTCCTTGGCGTCGAACATATCGAACATCGAAAGTTGGCCCTTGCGTTTGGCTATCTGAATATTGCGGATCTCCTCAGCCATGCCCCGCCTCATGTAATACATCCACTGTTTTGGATGAGTTCGCCGTAGCATTGCCATGTGGTTATTGGGGTAAAGCAGGTCGGTACCGCAGCCCATACATCCGTTGCGCTTAATCTTGTGGTATGTTCCGCTCCCATCAGTCCATCCCATGTCATACAAGGGTGAATAGGGAACATTGAAGCGTTTTATGTAGGCCCAAATGTCATCATCCGTCCAAATGGATAACGGGTTACAGTGCCAGAATGGATCTTTCCCAAGATGGTCACGATGGGATTTAAAGAGGTACCCACGGGTAACGAAGTTTGTTTGCCGCTGTCTGCTTTCGGCTGCCATAAGTCCCTTGAAAATCACATCGACATCCAGCTCGACCTGCAGGCGCTCACTTGGTTCTTTTTTAAGTATGTCGCAGCAGGCCTGACTGAACTTCACCTGCTTTAAAAGCTCGTAATAAGCAAGTAGCTTTTGATTTTCGCTTTGGCTCTCGGAGAACCGCAAGAAACAGTCAATGTTAATCCGATGAGCTTTAAGTTTTGACGCTGCCTTTCCCATCAGCGGCCAGCCATATTGATCAATACACCACCAGTATGACTTGCGGGAGCCTGCCGGCCAGGTTAATTTTTCATGTTCAAACTTTTCCTTCAGGTGATCAGGGCATGCCGCTTCCAGTGTGGCAGTACTTTTAAGTTTCCCATCTGGCTTTAAAATCTCATGGATACGGCCCGTGTCGATCATATATTGCAGTACTCTCTGTTGTGCCACATATTTCAGTCCATCTACTTCCGTGCGGCCTGGTGTGGCTTCATAGAAATTGCCATTGCCCCAATCCTGCCTGATTTGCCGCGAGAACTGAACGCACTCTGGATATTCCACTCCGGTATTGCCGTATATTACAACCATGCGCTGTGCTTGCTCTGGGAAGTGGGTCCGTATCAGGTGCCAGAGTACGGTACTGTCTTTGCCTGCACTGAAGGCCAGGGCTGAACGATGGCGGCAAACATCAAAGGCTGACTTAATTGCATCTACAGCGGTGGAGATTTTATAGTCCAAGTCACGGGCCTGCTCTTTCATTAGGTCCTTGAAACTAATAAACATCTACTTAACCCCCAAACAAAAACCGGCCACACCATTAATTTGGCGGGCCGGTACTCACCCCGGTAGGTGACGGAGGTCTTTGCCTCCTGTTCTTATTCTCTTGGCCTCAGAGGAAATTGGTTTTTAGGTGGCACCGGGAATCCCCCTCGGTATCTGGTCCCATGTTCTCCTGTATAATTCCGGCTTGGTATCCCCTCTCACATACAGGGGATGCCGAGGGTGGCCATCTTTGGTTAGCTCCAGGCACATAATTTCAGTAGCCCCACTATCTATAAGTAGCCTTATAACCTGCTTATCCCTGCCCTGGTGTTTCCCGTGAGTCCCCCAGGCTGCAATAATGTAATTGGACCTACGGACAGCAGCCAAAATATATCTGTCATTCTCGGGTCCTACCGGGTCAGGCGCCCGCTTTAATTCCTGCGGGAAGGTTGTCCGGTACCCAAAAAGGTTAACAACTTCCAAGGAGCCATATCCCCACGCCCGGGCAAACCCTATGCAGCGCCGCAGGGTCGGATCGTCCTTCTCGGCATCCGCCGTGCTGCCGTTTAGCATTACAAAAAGTACTCGGGGCTTTTCCGAATCCCATTCACGAACCAGAGAGTATCTGTATTGGCAGGTTTCGTCTATGACTGCCGAGGAAACAATACTACTCATCTCGGTTCAACACTCCCTTTGTAAATTTCACCATCCTGATTCATATAAACAACTTCAACCCCATGACCAAAGAGATAATTAACCCCGATTTCATTTCCCTTACTCCCTGGGGCCGAGCGAAGTATTACCTTTTTAATCTTGGATACCACAATGAGCTTGGCACAGGTAACACAGGGCTCCGCATTGATAAAAATTGTGCCACCAACAACTGAAATTGGAGAGCGGGCGGCGTACATAAGAGCGTTCTGTTCGGCATGGAGACATGGTTTAAAATCCTCGTCACCTGCTACTGTTTTCAAACAGACCCCAGTATCACAGCAATTCCGATCCCCGCTTGGTAGCCCATTGTACCCTGCTGAAATCACATAGCCATCTTTTTCTATTACACAGGCAACGTGCTGACGCAGGCAAGTTGACCTCTGGGCCAACACATCCACCCACTGCATTCGTATGCTTTCAAAACTGGGACGCGATGAACTGGACATTTCTAACGCCTCCTTATTCTCTATTTGGCCTTCTTCCGCTCACCCATTTTTCTGTAAATATCCGCCACGATGATTCCTGTTCTAGTCAGGTCGGCGTTATCTTGTATTAGGCGGTTTTTGTTCAGGACCGCCAGCTGCGCCCGAGAAACAAGGATGAGGTTGTCCGGGTCAAAATTACGCCGGTTTCCGTCTCCAAAGATAACCGCATGACCTTTTGGCACAGGACCGTTATGCTCTTCCCAGATTATGATGTGCTTGCCTTTCCAGTTTTTTTGCAATTTGCCATCATCGACTTTTATGTCTACGTAACCATCCCGGTTTACTCTTTCAGAGCCTATAGGTACCCAATTCCATGATTTATTGCCTTTTTTAAACTGGCAGGCTTCGGCGACTTCGCCCCCAAGAAAGACACCCTTTCGTCCTTTGTTGGCCGGCATATGCCCCGGCTCAAACCTTCCGTCTAGGCCGCTGTCTAAGCCGTGATTTTTCTTATATGCTTTGATCTGTGCGAGACTTAGATCCAACCCAAAATGCGCGTTAAACATCTTCATCAGTTCCGGATTGCCGCGGCCCTCGACGTTTTCGGCAAGAAAAGCGGTCTGGGCGGGAGTGTACTGGTGCGGCGTCTGATGTTGTGTCCGAGAATTGTACGCTTCAAAACTCATATCCGTACTACTCCTTCAAAAATTCTGCCTTCAGCAACTTGGGCATTTTCTTTTCACTGTTGCTATCATCTTCGTTACCATACTCAAGTTGGATAGTTCTCGCCTTAAGCACCAGCTGGCCGTTGGCAATAATCTGTGACGCCAGGCCGGTAATAGCCTTGGCCCTCGCCATTTCTTCCTTCAGTTTTTCGTCCTTCAGATCCTCATCGCCCAAGCGTTCCAGTTGAGCGAACAGGTGGTTGTTCAGGTCACCAAGCGTATTTTTCATTATTCCCACTCCTCATTTATTGTAGAGTGTTTTTGTTTTGTGCATCAACTAATCTGCTTTGCCTCCAATTAAGTCGGTTATCCCAAATTCCCTGTCTTTGCAGGTGTGTATACTTAATAGCTGAGGGTGAATACATCCCCATTCCTTCGGCAACTCTGCTCCTTTAGCAATTAAAACAAGAGCCATGGCTATATCTGGAGCGTGTGTTGACATGTTAATTTCTCCACATCTTCTGCATTTATAGATTAAGAATCCGCCTTTACCTATTAATAACACCTTCCTGTTATCGTATTAAATTACCATTAAATTCATTTTACCTCAGTCGTATCCATGGCCCCCGCTTCCCACCAGCCCCGCACTTCATTCCGCATCAGGACATATTTACCGAGCTGCACCCCGCGCGACTTCAGGAACTTTATCAGCGTTCCGCCGCCTATCTTGGCGCTGCTGCCCTTCTCGATATATTTTTCATTTCGGCTGACCTTATAGGTGTTTGGGCCAGAGTCTTCCCGGATTACCAGGACACCTCGCTTTGACACTCCCACGAGGACCGCATCAACGCCTTCCAGCTCTTTCTGTGCGCTGGTATTGATACACATGTGCTTTGCATTGACCGTCAAGATAGGTCTTTTGTCTACGGGCTTGAACGGGGTGGCCCATTCAACTTCATCGTCTGTATCAGTATCGTTTTGGGTTATGCTGATTAACTTACCGTCGCCTGTTTGCATGGCGGTATAGTCCGGACCAGGGCCCAGGTCAACGCCCTTTTTAAATGCGAGGCCAAGTTGACCAAGGAATACACCTACAGCTTCAGTGGCCCGTTTCATATCCTGATCTGTTCCTGTGGTCATGGTTTCCGGTGCCTTTAAGTTCAGCCCACTGAGCCCCCATTCTTTTTTTAGAGCGGTTAATGTGGCAATCCAGGATGGTTTATTGATAGCCACTTTTTTTAAAATCTCCGGGTCACTCAGTTTCTTTTCTTTGTAGGCCAGGTATAGATCTTTAGTGAGCTTCGTTTTCAGAAATTCAAGGCGCCCACCGGGCACACTCTCAGGCCTTACCATATCAGCGACCTCCTCTGTATTAACTCCCCACCGGGGAAATATGTTCCGGGCTCCCAGGTATTGCTTAAGGCTATTGACGGTTATATTTAAAAGCTCTGCTGCTTCCTCTGGGCTCCCGCTTACCTTTATAGCATTCATAACCCGGGCATGGAACTGATTGTTGTTCTTCTTCCGGGGTGCGACCGGGCCATAACGGGCCAGTTCCTCCGGGCTCAGGGTGTAGGTTGTAAGCTTACTGGTTACCGTGGCAGCCTGTTCAGTTTTACGGTTGTAAATTGGTTCGCTCATTTTTACACCCCCTCCGGATCCAGTTATAGACCGATCCGGCTGATATACCATACATGGCTCCGATTTCCTTATAGGTCATTGTCTTTTTAAGCTTGGCCATGTCCTTTTTGTCATCTTCGGTGATGTCCTTATGCCAGCAATGCTTTCTGAGTGGCCTGTCCGTTTCCAGATAATCAAAAGCTTGTTCAGGCGTTCTCTCGGTTAGGATGGACAAGGCCAGCGCGTAGTAGGCTATTTTGTGGTCCATCAATTCGCACCCCCCTCAGACAGTTCCCAATTTCAGGGGGCCTGGTAGCCCTTCACCGGGACCGGTTCCGGCAGATGCCACCGGGCTATATTGTGTACTGTATTGTGCCATATCTATGTCACTCTCAATTTCATTCCCCCAAGCATTCCACCCCGGGACCCTCCGCCTGGCAAAAAGCTCAATCCGCTTTCGGTTCTCCATGGTCCTGGCCGTGGCTGTTTCAATGATCTCCCTGAATATTTCGGGCTTCTCGGAGTGTGCCAGGACTGGGTGTTCAACGAAGTTAGGCAACTGGCACCTAAAGGCTTTAATTTTGCCGCGGACTCCGAAAAGTAATTCCTCGATTTCACCCCGGAACCAGTACCCCAGGCCCAGGCGTCCAGTTTTGCGCCAGGTAATTTTGGTTTTGTAATTGAAGCCCCAGGCCTGCATCACCTGAAGGCCTTCTTTCAGCATCGGAACGGTGGCCCATAAGAACAGTACTGCATTCCTGTCTGATATTTCCGGGACCGGCAGCCGGCAGATCTCCTCCACCGACATTACCGTGTACTTCTGGGCGGCCCCGCTTTTGTGGGAGCCGCCAGTTCGTTGGTTATCGTATTTCCAGCCGGGATCAGCATAGAGAACATTATATTTCACAGTTTATCACCCGCTGCCTTGCAGATTTTCAAATCAGTCCTTACCCTCGGGACATATACCCGGATAGCCTGCCGGTTCTTCTGGACACTGATTTGCTTATGGGTCTTTTTCAGTGAATCCTTGAGCTTTGGGTATTCCTTCAGCATTTCATAGAGGAAAATCAGGGTTTCATTTTCATCTTTCATCCGGCGCCGTTCTTCGCGGACTCGCTTCAGTTCCCGCATCAGCCGCAGACATCCCGCCGGGCTCAGTTGAGACAGTTCAATCTCATGCAATAAATCCTGTGTTTCCTTGTCTCTGAGCTCTATCGCAATGATGTTGTTTTCGTATGTATCAATTACTGTGCGGATATATTGCATCATTGTGGTTACAACTTTTTCAGCAATACACATAGACTTCAACACCTTTCTGTTATGCAATCACCTCGGGCGACTCCCAGCTCCATAGGCCCTGATGACCTGACGCCGGTATAGGTTCCGGCAGTGGTTGCATGTCCTTGAACAGCCAGGCGAACCGGCCCGGGGTATAGTCACCAAAACATATTTCTGGATACCCAGGTAATGGGGCAAACCACTTCGGCGGGTCAATTTGGTTAGAATCAAGCCTGTATAGGCCGTCCTCTCCAATACGGCAACACTCTGCCAGGATGCAAGTGGCCACTATGGCCCCAAAAGGCAAATCCAAAGAAGATGTATAACAGTGCTTTTCAGGACTGAATAGCACCTCTGAAAACGTAATCCTGCTACATAACTCACGCGCCCACTTTGGAAAAACCTTAGCCGCATGTATCGCCAGCGGCCCCCGGTACCTGGTCGCCCAGCTCCGTGTCTCTATCCGCTTCGCCCCGATGGACACCAGTGAGGCCCAGGGCTGATATAATGTTAGTGCTTTCATTCTATCCGTCCCTTTTTTAGCACCCTGGCCCGTCCGGTGTGCCGGTGCTCAAGGTGTAATTCCCCCGAAAGGGCCTTGGTCACCAGCCAGTTATCCGAATTAAGGCGTGCCACCATAATGGCTAATTTTTGTTTTCTGGTGGGGTTTTTACCTTGCTTCATACCATTCCCCTCCAAACTCAGTATTTATCTGGTTAAATTCCGGCTTATACTCTGCCGGGCTAATATCCCTCGGCACTTTCCATCCATTGCCCGCGATCCTGTCAATAAGCTTTTTAGCTACATCAAACTGCCAGGTACCCACGTGCTGGAATCCTTTGCCCTCCAGGAACCTGATCTGCTTCGGGGTGGTAAGCCCCTCCGACCGACGCTTGTCCAGCCTGTCCAGCAGTTTTGTAGCCTTTCCGGCACTTTCAATCTGGTCTGGAAATATGCCCAGCTTTTCAAGGGTTTTGATCTGTTTATCAGAGGGTGGCCCCATCTCCCATCCAAACGCTGGGACATAGCTTGCCAGGTCCTCGGCCTGGATGCTCATTTCAAACTGCAGCGGGTCCACCAGTTTACGCTTCCGGTTCCGCATTTCCGCAAGTTGCTTCGCCAAGGCCTCTTCCCGGGCTGCCACGACATCCTCTTTTGCTTGTACTTCAGCTTCCTGGATATCAACCGGGCAGCCGGCTGCTTCAATGTTTTCTGTCATTTTTTCGGCCACTTCTGGAGATTCACATATTAAGTGGGCCGGGTGACATAGCTCATGCCGGGTTGTGTGCCAGAGGAAGTCCAAAAGTAACAGATGATCTTTTCCTGGGGAAAGCCGGGTACCCCGCCCTACCATTTGGCAGTAAAGACTTCTGATTTTCGTAGGCCGGAGCACCACTATGCAGTCCACCTGGGGACAGTCCCATCCCTCAGTCAGCAACATGGAGTTACACAGCACGTTATATTTACCAGCCTCAAAATCAGCCAACACCTCGGCCCGGTCCTGACTACCACCATTTACCTCTGCTGCGGCGAACCCCTTGCTTTCCAAAATGTCCCTGAACTTCTGACTTGTCTTAATAAGTGGTAGGAATGCTACCGTCTTACGGTCCATGCAACATTTAGCCATTTCCTCGGCAATCTGGTACAGGTACGGGTCCAGGGCTGTCCCAAGGTCAGCGGTCTTATAGTCTCCGGCCTGTATCCCCACACCAGTCAGATCCAGTTTAAGAGGTATTGTCTGAGCCTTGATCTTACACAGATAGCCTTCCTTGATGGCTTTGGGCAGTGTGTATTCATAGGCCAGGCTTTCAAAATACTGCCCCAGGTTCCGCATATCCCCCCTGTCAGGGGTAGCGGTAACGCCCAGTACCTTTGCCCGGTCAAAATGCCCCAGGACCCGCTGATAGCTGTCAGAAAGGCAGTGGTGGGCCTCGTCAACGATAATCGTATTGAAATAATCTTGAGGGAACTGATTAAGCCGCTTTTCCCGCATCAGGGATTGGATACTGCCCACTACTATGCGGAACCAGCTACCCAGGCAGGTTTCTTCCGCCTTTTCTGTAGCGCATCCCAGGCCGGTTGCCCGACTCAGCTTATCGGCAGCCTGGTCCAAGAGCTCTCCCCGGTGGGCCAGGATCAGGACCCGCTCACCACCCCGAACGCAATCCTCAGCCAGGCTGCAAAAAACTATGGTCTTGCCGGTCCCTGTTGGCAACACCAGCAGGGTCTTGAGTGCCCCGCTGGTCCACTGCCCCTGTATGGCTTCTTTTGCCTGAGTTTGATAAGGTCGAAGTTTCATAGCTATTTCCCTTCTAGCCTTTTGATAAGCTCTGGGACCAGATAGTTCTCCAAAGCGTATTCATATACTTGTGGTGAAAAAGGGTGAGTGCAATTGTCAAGATTATGTTTTACTGCTGCTATAAGTGCCTCATTATTAAGCTTGGAATATAGCAATCTAAATCCTGGTGTGTTGGCCCTAACCTTTTTATATTGATCCAGGGTAATAGTTCCCGGTTTTACAGCCGCTATGTCTATATCCACGCCATCAATAGACACATGGGGTTTTAATTCAGGTGTTTTTGGTTTCATTAAGCTTCTTAATTCCATGGTTAAAACTTCCCTTTTTCAAAGGATGGCTTCGACTCTGCCGGGTCATAGAACTTCTTGATTTCGTTGCCCGTTACTTCCTCGCCGTTTTCTTTGGTCCACTTCCGGACTCCGATTTTGCACCTGCCGGTTGAACCCACAACCCTACCCCAGTTCATAGTCAATTTTTCGCCGTGCTTGCGCTGACCGATTCCCATAAAGAACGCACACAGCAACCCCTCAGTTTTGGTATGTAGGAATAGATTATGTTTAATGGTAGTCTGGCCCGCAGCACCCTTAATCTTGATGCTTAAAGTGGCCTTGTTACAAGGCGGCAGTTTTTCTGAACCCGGGTGCCTCCCCCGCTCAAACCCCACAACCTCAAAATCATAATCACCCTCCGGCAGCGTTTCAAAATCAGGGCCATCGTTTTCAATCGGATCATCCCAGCCTAATTCACGATCACTCATGTGGTTTTACCTCCCTATTTAATTGGTGATTAGCTTTCCTTGGCTTGCTTAATCATGGCAAAAACCTGCGGCCAGGCCCCCACCAGCACCCCGTTGATAAACTCGGAATCGTAATTGCTGATGGGAGTATCCACCGGATAATAGCCCCTGCTGGCTACGGCCTGCTGAATTTCTGCAACGGTTACATTGTTTGCCGCCATCAGGTCGGCCAGCGGTTTCGGTACGTCAGGGGAAGGCCCGGCATCCGGTATATCATTTAAGCTGTAGGTATTAACGGGGGCGGGATCCGGCTTCGTTTCGGGTTTCGTTTCCGGTTTCGGAGGTTCCGACTTTTGCTCTGTCCTGGTTTCAGGCACCGGATTTTGTTTTGTGGTAGATACCCCCCGGGTGACGATGCAGTGGGCTATTGAGCTGTAATCGAAAGGTATCTTATCAGTCAAACCATGGCGGTTTTTTGCGTCCCAGGCTGGGTGATGACTGGTGTAAATTACACGTTTGCCACCCTGGGCTTTATTTTTCTTATCCTCAGTTTTAACAACAATGGTTTCATAATTGGCGAAAAGAACCATGTCTGCCCATTCTTTAACCATTGGAGCTACATATTTGGTAAGTTTCAATTCCCAGCGGTCGTAGGCGCCCATTTCATCCGGCTGCTCAAATTTACGCATCTGAGCATGGCACACGATAACCACATTTATACCGAGATCAATTAATTCTTCCAGCGCGTTTAATAATTTACCGAATGATTCTGCCAACCTGGGGTAACCCTTGCCATATCCAAAATCCTCAATACTTTTTTTCCCAGCCGTTGCACATAAATCATTGGCGCAAAGTTTTTCTGCCCAGTCTCCAGTATCGATAATAAAAGTGTCGCAAGCTGTAGGATTGTTTTTGATGTAGTTAACATGTTCCAACAATAATGCCCAGCTACTTGTTTTTGCAGATTTTGATGTTCGCCTAACATTTAGTCTCCTGGTGCTTCCTTCAGTATCTTCAAACAAGGCGCCAGGGAAATTAGAAACAAAGGTTGATTTTCCAATTCCTTCGGGGCCGTAAAAGACAACCTTTTGAGCCCCATCAATTACTCCGCTGGTGATTTCCATCAAGTTTCACTCCTCTTCTCTTTCTAAAATGCTGCCTGCTTCAAAATCTGCCGTTGAAAGCAGAACTACAAGAGGCGTCATTTTAGTGGCATTATTAAAAGCCCATCTGCCGGAATAGTCGCTTAAATCCCAAGCTGCCATATGCCACCTGATGGCAAGCTTTTCATGGTCAGTAAGCTTGATAAAATCCTGCAGAATACTCAAGGATCTTTCTCCGTGGCCAAGAGGCAGCTTATCGTTAACGGAGAACGCAACCGGTAATTCCGGAAATGGATCTTTGGGTCGGTTTTTAAGCCAATCAATCAAAATCGTTGCGCTTGCAGAGGGAACCGATCTTTTGAACTGACCGTTTTCATCAAATGTTTTTAAAAAAACGCCGGCGCTAAACTCAGCAACCAAACCTTTTTTCTGTGACCATAAGCTGTTGAGATAGTTGAACTGAGAATCACTGCAAGGCTCTCCACCTTCCTGATAAAAATTTACCTTGCAGAGGTCGTGGCCCAGGCCGCAAATGATGATTGATTCTTCCGGAGCATCAATTTTGAAAAGTTTTATCTTTTCATACAGCAGGCTGTAAACATTTAAGCTATGTTCTGCCAGTCCGCCAATTTTGGCTAAATGATGTTTTGTAGAGCAAGGAGCCCGAAAGAAATCAGATTCATTCAAGAAACTAATCAGTTCTTCTATCCCGGTTCGGTTAACTTGACGCCAAAGACTGAGAATAACTTCCCTATGTCCAGACATTTAAAACGCACCTGCCTTCCATTTCGGTGTTTCCGGCGCTTCCGGTACCGGGGCCCCGGCCACATAACCGTCTTCAATGATCAGACTGCATTCCTCCCCGGTGCTGACCCGAGTGGCAATGGCCTGCAGCCCTTCCTGTTCCAGCCAGACTCCGAACTCGGTCAGGGTGTCCATATCCATCTGCTCCAGCTTGTCAAGCAATACAAAGCCACATTTGGGGTTAAGCTTGCGGACGATGGCCACAGACACCTTAAGCTGGTCAGACCCGCTCATATTGTCCCATTTGTGGCCATTGTAGGTTAACTCCCCGTCCGCCACAGAGAGCCCGGGCAGCGGCAGGTCGGAGCCTTTCAGTAGGTCAATTTTTGCCTGTCTGGCAGCATCCAGCTGAGTAGTCAGGGCTGCATACTGGTTGGCATAATCCAGGGCGTCCTCTTCGGCTTTATCCTTGTCCAGGTTGGTCCGGACTTTGCGGTTGATTTCCTCAATATTGGCGATATTGGCTTCCAGTTCTTCGGTGCTTTCATCGTGCAGGTCCACGGCAGACTTCCGAGCTATTTCCAGGTCAGCCAGGATGGCGGCTTGTTTTTTTAGTAGCTCGTCAAGTTGATGCTGAATGGTTTTGGCCTGTGCTTCCAGGTTCTGTAGGTTCTGGCGTTTACGCTGGTTCTCGCCGTTCCTGGCCAGGATATCCTGCTGCTGCCGGATCAGCTCGGAAGCGGAAACCAGTTCCTTGGGCGCATCCGGGTAGTAGGTCTGCTCTTTGGCAAACTTCTTCTTCTGGTCAGCGATCTGGCCGATAGTATGCCGCCGGTTGTATATTTCCGTTTCCTGCCGCTCCAACTCAACCAGCTTGTTGCCAACGCCGATAATCTGCAGGAGGGTGTTGGCCTTTTCCTTGTTGCTGGACTGCATAAACTTCGGCAGGTCCAGGGCCAGTTGCTCAACAAATTCATTAAGCAGCTGCTGGCCGCCCTTTTGCCCAGTGGGGTCAATGACTTTCAGATCGCTGTTTTTCCCTTTCCGCTCTACTACCAGCCCGTTACTCATGGTCAGGTGTAGCGTGGGGGGGATTACCGATCCCGCCCGCTGGGCTTCCGAGGGCCGGTAGGCATTACCGCCCAGGGCCCAGGCAATGGCATCCAGTACGGAGGTTTTGCCCTGGTTATTCTTGCCGCCTACTATTGTCAGCCCGTTTGCTGTGGGTTCGATTTTGACGGCCTTGACACGCTTGACGTTTTCGATTTCGAGTTTGTTTATTTTAATGCTCACAATTGGCCCTCCTTATTTAGTTTTGTCAGGCAATCTTTAAAATGTGTACTGCTTTAAGCTTTCTTGATACGACTTATCACAGCATTTTTCACATACCATTTCACCCTTATGGCTAACGGTAATCAATGCCCCTTTGGTGTTGTTGCTGCCACAGGTAGTACAGGTAAATAGGCGTTTTTGATAGTCGCAGGGAATTCCTTTTGGCTTACGCACTTCCGCACTATATCTACGCCATGATACTTTTGCATGATGGCAGTAACATGTCGGTGAAGAGGGAGCATTTTTTATTCCCGCAAAATTCGCTAATGATGGCGATATACCAGCCCTATATTCATAATGAGTACATGTCTGGCATTTGCTCATTGTTTACACATCCTTGCTGCGCTGCTTTACCATCAAGTCCATCATTTACTACTTACTCTCTGCCGGCAGAGGTGCAAGGATATTGGGTACAGTCCGCAGTCAAATTCAAACTTACGGCAGTGCCCCGCTTGTTTACATTCCAACAGGGACACTTTCGCCGGAATTCACCCGGGCACCGGGAGTGGCTGCGGATTAGCTTTGAGATAACCCACAAGCCCCCTGTAATGATTCCGGAGGAGCCAGTCCAGCAGTGTCCCCGCCGTCCGTAGGTGCTCGTCCAGTATGGACTTGCAGTGTATTTTGACTTCCTCTGTCTGGTCATATGAGAGATGCAGGCCCAGGGCACGAAGCGCCTCCAGTTGAAGTTGAAAATCGGGTACCCGGTCAGTGTTGGCCAGGTGGGCCAGTATTTCGGTCTGCCGTTTTTTCAGTTCGCTCAATATGTGCCGGGCGAGATCCGGCAGGGCTCCCATGGACCAGGGGGTGTCCACCTTTAGGCCCCCCTGGTAATAAATCCTGATTCCCATACTCTCGGCCCGGGTCATTAAATCGGCGGTCTGGTTCATTATTCGCTTATGTTCCCGGTGGTTTTTATCTCGAACACCCGGCCGCAGTCATGGCAGACAACTGTTGAGTATTTAGGTTCTACGTTGGTCGGATCGATATTCTCAGATGCGCAAAACGGGCAGAAATTCAGCATGTTTTTATCCTCCCTTTTTGTTTTTGGTTTTTCCCGCCGGCCCACCAGCAAGGCTCACAGAACCAGCCCACTTTAACGAGTTTGATTCTGTTGGGGCCTTTTTCTGGCGCTGGCGCATAAATGCACTTTCTCAGGTATGTTCCGGATACATCGCACCCACAATAGGCGCAGGCTGTACCCGGTGGAGCGTTAGCCGTGTTTAATGCTTTCATGGTTTCTCCTGCAAATCGGGCAGTATTGACTTGCCTTTTTCATATTCTTAAGGCGCCGTTCAAAGTTTCTGTCGCCCTCCGGCCAGGTTCGGGCCAACTCAAAGTCTATGCCGGCCTCCTTGATGACTTTCATCAGCTTAGCGCCAGTACCTGACCGGTGATGTTTTATTCTGGCTTCAAGTTCCTCCTGGCCGCCGTCAACAAAGCCGATATAGTGACGTGCATGCTGGTAATTTTTATTGAAGTGCAGGAGGTAAACCAACTTGACCGTCTCCTTTTAATAAACTCCTGTATCAGGCGGCTTTAGTTTCTCGCCCATCAGTCGCCAGCCAGGCCAGCCGCCGCATGGTAATCGCCCCCCCCCCTTAAGGGTGTAAAAAAGGACACCCCCTGATTTACTCAGGAAGTGCCCTACTCACCGGGTCACGGGTGACGGAGGTCAAAGCCTCCCATTCGATATTCACTTTTCCCTCGGACGCTTGGGGAACTGCGGCTTAGGTGGCACCGGAATCACCACCGTCCGGTATTTCGGTCCCACAGTAAGGGCAGATCCAGGGGATAGCTCCGGCGCTGTATGAAGTCTTACTGCAATTCGGGCAGACTCTGCTTTGCATGGGATCAACTCCTTTGGTGTGGAGTGTCTATAAACTATGCAGTAACTATATGGCACGTTTTTTCTTGTTTAAACAGTCCGTGCATACCTGCCCTATGTTTATCCTGGTACTAAATTGACCGCAAGCGGAACATACCATGCCGGAACTTTTAAACTCGGGAAGGAGTCCAGCAAAGAGAAGCTCCTTATTGCCAAGTCTCTCCACCCTCCAACCCTTTGCCGTATTGACTTCCATTGCCATTTGATGCTTTACAACAATAAGCCGGTCATTGTTTTTCTTGCGGATTATGCCCACATAAAGATGGTCTTTCGGGCAATCCTCCCATTTCGGAAGTTGTGACCTACGAGTTATTTCTTTCACCGATATTACGGCGGGAAGTCCATCCCAGAAACCTTTTATTTTATTTTCAAACTCCTGTATAGGCATAAAATAATCATCCTTTCTTAATGAACAACATTACTCATGCTGTGCTCATCTACAGAGGCAGGTACGGTATAACCGGCCGCTTCATCAACTGAGCCGCTTTGTTCCCCCTGAAAGGAGTAGGTATGTAGCCCTTGGACTTGCCCCGGGTTATCTCTTTTATAATCCGCTGGCCCCGCTTGAATTCAGGCACACCGTTTTTCTCTTCCTGCTTCAGAATGGCGGCGATGTTGGGCCGGTAAACCAGGTGTTTATGCCTCTCCCAGTAGGTGAGCTTTTGTCTTGCCAGCAGTATCCCTCCCGTGATAAAATTTCCTTAACCAATTATCTGACTGCCGTTTTCGGCAGTTTTCTTTTTATTTGCCTTGGGCTTTGGTAATAGCGTTATCTAATGCTGTAAAGGCATCGGCATCCTCTTGAATGCACCAATCGCATGACAGTCTTTCCAGTACCTTGAGTGCCTTTTTTGCTGCCTCCAGTAGTTCCGGTGCTGCCGTGTATAATCGGGCAAGCGATTTTGGATCATCTCCCTCCTTAATTACTGCGCTAAATAAGGCCACCGGGTCACCATCGGTATTTAGGCTTACGGATTTTAGCCTTACCTCTTTCACCCTCTCACCTCCCCGCCCAGTGAATTATCCCGAAGTACCACACCCCTACCCAGCCAACTAGGGCAATCACCGCCAGGGGCTTACAGTTATACCACCTCCACCGCTTTTGCTTGAACAGCTGATTGACATTTGTTATCGCCATTATGTACCCCCTAAAACCTCAACAGCTCCGGTGTGTGAGTTATTGCATACCAACCATAGGCCAAGGCACCGAATAACGCCAGCATCCCCGCAAGCTTTACCATTGCATCAACCCAAATCCACACCGATGCGGCCCTTTTCAGTCCTTTCATCCCGTACCTCCTTCCTGTAGATGCTTCCGCAGCCCCTGCACCAGGCCGTTATTTCGGGGGCCTGTCCGGCGAGGTAGTCAAAAGCACTTGCGTTACATACCGGGCACCGACTGTATGCCTGCTGGTCTGCTATGATGATGACCACCGGCCAGCTGCCAGTGTTGGTTACAACCGGGTCACCCTTTCTTACCGAGAAGTTGTCAACCCTCAGCTGAGATATGCCGTACTTGTCCAAAACGCCGGAGATAAAAGACATCATTTCCTGCCTGTCCCACCTACCCTGGGCGTAAAGCTGCAGGGCTGTGTGGCACTGTGCGCGGTCCTCGTGTGTGGGGAAAGATTTAATCATGGGTTGTCCCTCCTTTTGTGGTATTTCACTTTACCTGGAGAGTCTTACTAATCGGGGCTATCGACTGTTTTTCTTGGCCTTCCATCCACTTATCCAGGGCTTCTTCCCTGATTATTATCCTCGTCCCGATACGCATGTGAGGTATCTGTCCTTTGCGAATGGCCTCCCGGAATTTCGTCAGCCCGATAGCACCCTGAAAATAATCTTTAAGAGCTGTTTGAACTGTGAATACTCGCTTGGGCCTGTCCTCCATTAAAAGGTTGGGCATTTTGCGACCGCATTCTGGGCAGAACTTTGCGTTTTCAGGGGCTTTGGAGCCGCATTCCTGACAGTACACAGAATCACCCTCTCAAGTGGCTTTTTAACTAGCCTGTATTTCCGTCACGCTGTGTAAAAAATTAAGGTCCATTGTCAGACACGCAGCAATGCTTGTCAGCGCTTCTACGCTTGGAGCATACCTGCCGTTTTCTATGTCCGAAATATAGTTTCTGGAAAGTCCGGTTTTCTCCGATACTTCCAGCTGAGTTAGACCTTTTTCCAGACGACTCTCTTTTATTTTTTTGCCTATTTTTTCTCTTGCCGCGGCATCCATTGTTTTCACCCCCTGGAAATATAGTACGGTATTTCCGTCACTGTGTAAACTCGGAAAAACAAGCCTTAGGGACTACTACGAAAGGATGAGTGGCATTAGCTCACTAATACTAATTAATCCGTCAATGTACTTGTATATCCGTCACTGGTTGTATTGTATATCCGTCTTTCGGGGTATTGTATATCCGACATATATTGGTTATAATGTGAGCATAGTCGGTAGAACCGACATTAAACAGGGAGAGGGTATAAATAGTGCATTTAGGTGATCGCATAAAAAAGGTAAGGGAAGGCCTAAATTTTACGCAGAAGGAATTGGCTTTAAAGGCTAACATATCTCGCTCATACTTAGCAGATATAGAGAATAACAGGTATAACCCCAGTTTGGACACGCTTACTAAAATTGCAGGAGCGCTCGATGTTTCACCTGATCGCTTAACCGGTGAAACAGCCCGTAGTCTAATAGAGGACAGGCTCGAAGAACTGAGCATGCCTCTATCCGAATTAGCTCATAAAGCAGAAGTTCCGTTGGCTTTTCTTACTAATCTTGATAGTGTCATACCGGACGAGGGTGATTACGATTATGTAACTAAAATCGCTAAAGCCCTTGGAGTTCAACCTGGTAGCCTACGCGCAGCCCTTGCGCGTCAGGAACCCCCGATCTATGATGGCCCCAAATCCAACCCTGAGGAAGACTTTGCGATGGTCTCAGAGGCTTCTATGGATTATGCCTGTGGCGACGATTGGACGGAAGCTGAACTGAAAGAGATAGAAAGATTCAAAGATTTCCTGCGCATGAAGCGAAGCCAGAAAAAAGATTAGAGGTGAAAACTTGGCATCTATCGAACAGAAAGACGATGCTGGCCTAAAGTGGCTATTGGTAGTCTCTGATGGATTCAATGGTAAAAAGAGGGTTAAAAGGAAAAAGATTTTTAGTGGAACTGAGAAACAGGCATTAAAAGCGGCAGTCCTTTTTGAAGATGAAGTGAAGAACGGTAAATACTGCCCAGCCAGTAAGGACTGCAAACTTTCTGAATTTGTGGATATGTGGATCAAGGATTATGGAGAAAAGAATCTGGCGCCTAAAACCTTGGCCCGGTACAAGGAAATGCTGGACAGCAGGATTCTGCCCACTATCGGTCAACTGAAATTGGACAAGCTTAAGCCGATGGTTATTAACCGCCTCATAAATGACCTGGCTGACATGCCACGCAAAGATAAAAAGGAAGGTAAGCTTTCAGCCCAAACCATCAGGCATCATTACCGTTGCCTCTCTGCTATACTCCAGGATGCCGTAGACTGGGACGTAATTAAGGAAAACCCCTGTTCGCGCGTCACGCCTCCCAAGGTTAAAAAGGCCAAAGTAAAGGTCTATGATGAAGAGGAAACCAGTGCCTTTTTAACCGCCCTGGAGACGGCACCCCTGAAACACCGGACGCTTATATGGCTTGAGATAGCCACAGGCCTTCGTGAAGGGGAAATTATGGGCTTGGAGTGGATTGACATAGATTTTAATAATAATAGCCTTAAGGTTGAGAGAGCCAGCCAATATTTACCGGGGAAAGGTGTATTTACAAAAGACCCTAAAACGGAAGAGAGCCAGCGCACCTTGGCGCTGCCTAAAAATGTGATGGACTTGCTCAAGCAGCACAAAGCAAAGCTGGCTGAAAAAAAACTTAAGCTGGGCGATTTTAAAAACGGGGGGTTGTGGAAAGGATCGGATCGGCTTTTCGTGACCTGGGACGGACGTCCTGGGCACCCCACCTGGCCGGGGAAGTGGCTGGCAAAATTTCTGAAAGACAAAGAACTGCCGCACTGCTCTTTTCATTCCCTGCGACACCTCAATGCTACTATGTCTATTGCGGCCGGCGTCCCGCTTAAAAACGTATCGGCTCGGCTGGGACATAGCGATATAGGGACCACTGCAAACATCTATGCCGAAGCCCTGAAAAGCGTGGACCGGGAGGCCGCTGAAAAAATGGGTAAGCTACTTGAGAATAAGCCGGAAGAAAAGGACGGCAGAGCCAAGAAAGTGAAACGCATACGCCGATGA